AGGCTCTTTCTCTTGAAATTTAGTACCACCGCACCCTTTCCCATCTCTACATTGTCCTGTGCAATTGCAAGTAGCCATTATGTCTTCCGCCATCGTTTAGAAATATTATACTGACTATTTGCGCGGCTTGGCCCACGCGCAAATCGAGTGAATTTCTTCTTGCCCTCAACAAAGGCATAGACAATCGCGTCACCCCTATCCGTTGACCTGCCGATGCGTTTTATGATGTCACCAAAGCCGTCGGAGGTCTGAGAATATTTCCCTTCAACCTGTATGCCCCGTGCCGTCATCCTCCATCTCGGAGTTGTCAGATCAGACTTTAGGAGTCTGTCAAACGGCAGGGCGATGTTCTCTCCTGAGTCTGGGTCAAGAGCTTCTCTGAGCCTCCAGTAGTTCTCGGCGCGCTTATTAAAAAACCCGATTGAGCCAGTCATGTCTCTGGCATGACTTTCGTGCCGACCATCAACAGGGTTGACATTTGCGCCAACTTGTTTAAGATGGTCGTATACTGAAGTCCCTGACCCGCCAATGATATCAATGTTGATACTGGCCCCGTTTCTGACGTGTTGTGTGACTAGAGCCGCACCTTTAGGACCATCAGGGACGTCCTCCCCTTTAACTATTACCAACTCATCAAACCACCAGTCATATCTCGGCGCAAGGACGAATAAGTCCTTGCCGCCTCTGGCTGTATCTACCCCAATTGTATCCATCTTCAAGTGAGGAGGCTTCTTCTCAGGCCAGCGGTCCATCGCCGCTTCTACCCACTCGGTAGGAATAACCTGCCACGGGTCATCTTCTCTGCCTGCCAAGAAGTCACCTGTGAGCATTTGAGAACGGAGAGGTTCCGGTAATGATTGCAGCGTTGCGCGGTATGCGATTGTCGCGAAAGGATTATCGTCAATAGACGATGGAATGAAAGTCCTGCTTTTCGGATAGGCCGGTTCCCCATTAACGGGAACTGGTTCTGGGCCGGGAACCTCTCTGTCCTTTCCCTCTTCATCTGAAATAAACCATCTTAACTCTCCTGGGAGCGCGGGATTAGGGTAATCCGGGTCCAACCACGGCCCCCAGAATCCGATAATCCAGTCTCCATCATTATTGGTCGGCGGATTCGTTGTGCAAATGACTCGACATCTTTGCTTGGGATCAGCAGATCGGTTCCAAGTGATAACGAATCGAAACTGACTCTCGGAGAAGTCAACGATCTCGTCGAAAAAATAACCATCCCTTGCATCCCCTTTAAAGGATTGCTTGTCCTGTTCGTACTGCATCCCCGCCAGTCGTATGTTTCGTCCATCTTCAGTATTCAACCTCTTGAGTTGACTGTTGTACCCTTTTTTAGTGCCTCTGATTTTAATCAGTTCTTCTGATATCGGCATCAGGTCTTCCTTCTTCCTACGAAAGATAGAAGTCCTTTTGTGGGCTGTCAGGGCAAGCCCGCACAGCATGTTTGTCTTGCCCCCAAAGGCGGCGCCTCCATACAGGAGTATGTCGGCTTCTGAATCTACCGCCAATTGTTGCGGGGTCTTTTGGGCCGAGTCTTTCTCGTTGACAAGCGGAATCCAGATAGATCTGGACACATCCTGCTCAATCACCGCATCAAACTCTTTCTTTTCTTTAGGCGACAGCTCTTCGTAGAAGGCTGAAAACTCAGCTTTTGTTGTCATTGATTGTCTTTTTTAAATCTTGGCTTTCTTTGTATATTTTATCAAAAGCTTCTTTATATCCTTTTAGTTCCGATAGCAACATCCGGTTGCTCTCATTATTAATCAGTCTAACTTCTCCGTATGGAGGTAAAAATATGCACATCATGTGGTCATACTGCCATTTAAAATATCTGTATCTACAAAACAACCAGATCTTTCTGACCAAACTTATTGAAATATTAAACGGCCAAGGGTAACAAATATATTCAGCCCTACAACCGTCAAACCAAGCCACCCCGTACCCAAAAGGCAACATAGATCCGTGGTTTATACTTTTTCTCATCAATTGAACTCGATATTTTTAGGTTTTACTTTGTCAACCTTAGCTTTTTTATTGTCTTCTTTATGTTCCGCGGCGATGCCCTTGTTGATTGATAACCACCTTTGCATCTTCTCTGTCTCAGTCATCCCTTTCATTATGTTCTCAGTATTCCCTCCGTGCTGAGAATCCATAATCTGAGTGGTATTCTTCCAGTCACCTACGTTCTGCATAAACATTTTCTGGCTCTGAGCCGTCAAGCTGTCACGCTTCTCAGACATGGCTTGCTCGTAAATCTTAGCGTGGACTCTCGCCACGCACATTTCCTTGCCTTCCTTAAGTTCCAGCGTGAATTTCTGGTTGACCGTCTTTACCTCCGTGCCGAGCAATCTGGCTATAGTTTGAACGCTGGTGCCTTTATTAGAAGCCCAGACCCGAACTTGCTCACGCATCTCGTCAGTGACTTCAAGCTTTTTATTTTTAAACGCTTTCCTGCCTGCGTTTGATTTTCTCTTCTTGATGACGATCTTGTCACGTTCAGGGTCGCGTGTAGACAAGGCGCTTTGCTTCTTATATATACGACCCGTGTCCGGGTTGTACTTGTCCCCGTCTGCGTTTACCGGGAAGACCCTCTTTTCTTTTTTCTCATTGCTCATGAGCGCAAGCCCCTTTCAGAGACATCACAACCAAGTCACGTATAGTCGTGTTCTGGTTCTCTGCGTGGTAGCGTAGCTCATCAAGAATAGCGTGTTCCTCTGGGCCGAATAATTCGACACACAAAAGACGGACATTATGCTTTTTACGGCGCTCTCGCTGATAATTTTTCATGTATTCCTTGCGACAAATACTCATTACGCTTTTTTCTCCTCTTCTTCTCGTTTACAATATATCTGCACTTTTTCAAGGTTCTTGCTTTTATTGAACATAGGGTCGGTCAAGAAGTCCCTGGCGAATATGCAGTCGTCGAGATTTTTAAACTTTCCGAATGAGATCTCGGCCCGCTCTGTATCCTGCGCTGGGCCTAACAGAATAATTAGCACTATAAACCACATAACTCAATCCCTTGGTCAGCCCCGCATTAACACGTACACGCATTCCTTGTCTTTCACTTCCAACCGCACGCTATCTTTGATTGATACCATGTGTTGCAACAAAGACAGCCATTTATGCCAATCTGACTGCTGTAACATTGCGCCTAGGATCACTGTCTGTCTAGTTTGGGGAATCGGCCCTCTGCCAAGATAGAATGAGTACACTTTCATTCGATCTCTAAAGATCTCGTCAAAATTATCCTGATGAAGTTGCCCGTTGTTCCGCCTAATAACATTAATCAAAGCGCTTCTCTGCCTATGATACACGGCGATAGTTTCATCTACTTCTTGCGTAATCATGTCGCTCCTTTTTCGTTACTAGTAATTTTGTACATAGTTTTTACTATTGTGTCAAGTATAAATAACACCCCCCCCCATTATTCTTAATAAGAATAATCTACAAGTTAGCTATTGCAAGTACGCCCAAAATAGCTTATAATATTTTAACTACTTAACCCGGAGCTAGGCATGGCGATGAAACATAAGGACGAAGACCTTCAGAGCGCCGTTGATCTTCTTTACAGATACGGGACGACGTATCATGCTGAGAGGGAGTCCGGCGTTCCCGCCGCGACGCTCAGAGATAGGAACCGCATTGGCCTAAAGAAAGGGTTCAAGCCTCAAGTATCCAAGGTAGAGTCTGAATTGCAGGCTTTGAAGCGCCAAGTAAAGGAGTTGAAGAAACATGTAGTCATGATAGAAAAGGAGAGCCTTGATGCCAAGATGATAAAAGATAGGATTATGAAGATCGGCGCTTTAGAGGCCGATCCTCCGTCATGGATACTCAAAGCTCCAAAGAAACACGACCATTTGCCAGGTATCCCTTCCTTGTTCTGCTCTGACTGGCATTTCGGTGAATACGTCGACCCAGACCAGATTGCCGGGAAGAATTCGTACAGCGTGAAGATTGCGAAGGCCAGAATCCGCCGATTGGTCGAAAATACGGTCAACCTGTTGAAAAATCACCTGACAGACCCGGTTTATCCGGGGATTGTATTGATTTTAGGAGGTGACATGACTTCTGGGGACATCCACGAGGAATTGAGCGAGACAAACGAGATTTCCGGCCTTCAAACCGTGGTCGAGCTTTACGATTGCCTGTCTTGGATGGTGGATACACTATTATTGCACTTCCCTAAAGTATTTGTCCCTGCTGTAACTGGGAATCATGGCCGCTTGACGCGTAAGCCGAGAAATAAGAACCGGGTCTACACGAATCTCGACTGGCTTATCGCCTGCTTGTTACAGAAGCGGTACAAAAATGACAAGCGGGTATCGTTTTTGATATCAGACGGCAGTGACGCCTATTTTAAAATTTACAACCATAGGTACTTGTTGTCCCACGGAGATCAGTTTCGGGGTGGAGACGGAATGATCGGAAGCCTCGGACCTATTATTCGAGGCGATCACAGGAAAAGGACACGTCAAGGGCAAATAGACCAGCCCTACGATACTCTTCTCCTTGGGCATTTCCATCAATTGATGCAGATGAGTCGTGTTATTGTGAATGGTTCATTGAAGGGATACGACTGTTACGCTTGGGCAAATAATTTTTCTTTTGAACATCCACAACAAGCGTTGTGGCTAACACACCCCACCCGTGGGATCACAATATCAATGCCTGTTCATCTCCACGAGGAGAAACACAGAGGCAAGCCAACAAATTGGGTTTCAATCCCAGAATAGGAGAATATGAAAAAAATAGAATTAAGTAGGGGTAAATTTGCTTTGGTGGACGATGAAGATTTTGATGAATTATCAAAGCATCAATGGTACTATCACCATCAAGGGTACGCGTTGAGAAATTTTCGGAAGGACAACGGGAAGCAAGGTAAAATATACATGCACCGTGCCGTATTAAACCCTGAAGAGGGGGTCGACACAGACCACATCAACCGAGATAAGCTGGACAACAGGCGAGGCAATCTGCGGGTTGCGACTAGATCTCAGAATTGCATAAATCAAAAGAAACGATCTGATGGCAATCTATCAAAATACAAGGGTGTGACCTACAAGGCGGCTGGCAAGCGGAGATGGTGTGCCCAGCTTCGCAAAAAAGGAGAAAAAGCGTTGATCAAGTGGTTCTTCACAGAGGAGGGAGCTGGTCTGGCTTATAACGTCATGGCGAAGCGATATTTTGGCGAATACGCTAACCTAAACGAGGTAGAAGAATGATTATCGGAGCTAAAGTTTACAATAACGTGAACGGCAAGAACGGCGTCATTGAGAGAATTAAGAACGAAGAAGATGCTTACGGACATTATTTGTATTACTACGTTTGCCACTGGTGCGGCGAGTCTTCCCCTTATTACGATTGGGTTGAGCCGAAATTTTTAACTGAAGGACATAGAATAGAATGACAGACCACGAGATACCTATCAGAGCAGTAAACAAGTTCTTCAAAGACCATAATAAATCTAACCAATGGTACATGGCGGATAACCCGCTTTTAGGCGGGGTATCGCCGTTTAGGATGGTTATGTCAGGTCGTGGAGAGCGGTTGCTCAAGTTCATCCAAACTTCTTTAAACGAAAACAAGAGGAAAAACAATGGATAAAAACAAAGAAGATGAGTTGCTGGAGGAAGCGGAAATCAAGGATATCGTGAAAGACTTCCAGAACGTGTTAGACGGAAAACCATCTCATTACTGGGATATCCATGATGAGGACGGAAATTTAGAAAAACCTTCAGAGATGCACGGACGACGTTTAGGGGAGGACGATGACAATGGCTCGTAACCCAGCATTTGACAAGCTGTTAGATGAGATCAAGGTGATGCACGACAAGAAAAATCAGGACTACGCCACGGACGAAGATCCGTTGGCGAACCTGAAGAACTGCACAAGGTTAGGGCTTGACCCTATTGTCGGGACAGTCACAAGGATTCAGGACAAGATGTGCCGTATTGAGAGTTTCTTGAAGAAAGGCAACTTGGTCAACGAGTCTTTCAGGGACAGTCTCATAGATCTAGCTGTTTACAGCTTACTTGCCGTGGTAATATTGGATGAAGAGGAAGAGCGCTCAGGAGATCTTCCAGGAGGATTCAGCGCTGGCGCTCCGACTCCTGATAGCATGAAATATGACGGGATTATAAGACTACCGGGTGTTCCTGGCTACTGGAAGAACGGTATTTTCTATGAGAACGGGGAGTTTAGGGATAAGGCTTTTGTCGAGACAGATAGATTTACTCACCAAGAAGGCACAGCAAACGGGCGTCACCCGTGGTTAGACGACTGCATTAAAACTGAACAGAAGGACGCTGGCTGTTAAGGGAGGTAGAGGCATGAGCAAGCGACAGATACATTGCATTGTGTGTTTTGGCAAACTCGTAGCCCAGACGGTGACAATTACTGAAGACGAGGACGGGGGCCCTGACATAGAGGAGCTAGACGGCTACGTCTGCTCTGACTGCGGGTTATCCTATAAAAACTTGCCGAAGGCTAAGGTTGTCAAGCAGAAAGAATGGGAATGGAAGATCATTGAGGAGATTGGAGGTAGTTAGTCCTGTGATAGTAGAAAGATAATAGCTGCTGGTATCAAGATTATTATAAATAGATTGACCCACGGTTGTATGTCTTCCATCATCCACCACCTACAACAAACTTAACGTAGTCTTGGTAGTTCTTCTGGAACTTCCTGTGCATCTCGATTTCCTGTATTGCATGACCGACCAACGATCCAAAGTCACTGCTGATCACCACAGGGCCAGAAGTCTCCCACTCTCTCTTCTCTTGTTTTAGATGTTCTAGGTTGACCTTAGTGAACCGTTCATCTCTCATCAGCATTCTTTTCTCCTGGGTACAGTGGTATTTTGTGTTTTTTAAAAATTTTAACTAGCTCTTCGTCCCATACAACATCGCACTTAGGACATACCCTGCCGTGCCCTTGATTCATAACAACTAAAGAACCAGAGACGTCGTACTCTTTGAGAGCGCCGCATTTCTCGCAGGCGTCAGCATGAACACCGGGCGTGTTCCTGCGTCCGTGTGAACCTGTTTTAATGCCGTTCATCTGTATTCCTTAGCTTCATGTTCTCCTCGATCAATTTGTACACCGTATCAGGGACGCCATTGGTTATCTGTATCTTTAAGTCAAGCAATTCTATCCTTAGACCCTCATTCTCTTCTGTCAGGGCACTGTTTATTCTGTACTCCTCACGTAGTGTCTCTTGGTATAGCTTAATAAGCTCACTGTCTGGTAATGTTGGCGGTTTATTATTCATAGTACAAGTATACTGCCTGTTCTCTGTTTTGTCAAATATTTTATTGAGCTATCTTGTTAGCATTGGAAAACATGATGAAGAACATGTGGGAAGTCAAAGTGATCGCAAGAACCTTTTTCTCTTGTTGACCATGCGGTCCCGGTAAGCCCCGGAATGGTCTGTCCTGCAAGTAGAGACAAGGGAGATGTGCGGCAAGTAACCTGCAACACACACAGGCAATAGTTTTCTCCAGTATTCAGACCAAGCCCTAGCTAACTGGTAGTGCCGGTGGTATTTGTTCCAGTGGTTGAAGCCTTTTTTTAATTTTAGTTCACGCCTTGCGTAGACGGCATTGACACGACGCATACGTCTGCTCAAGCACTGTATAGCAGGACTCTGGTAGTCATAGACGTCTGCTGTCGTTGAGGTGTACGCATGCTCATCGTAGCTTGTAGCTCTGCGCCTGTAGTCATGCACCTCGCATATCTCTGTCGTTGTTCGGTCGCAAGTACATGCGTTGTCAAACGTAGTAGATATCATATATACTAGTATACCACATCATCAGCCGTTGTCAAGTTGTTTAGAAGTATTATATGGTTTTTATTAGAAATGACATGCGGGGTTTGGACTCAAACTTACAGGGGTACCTCAATCCCAGCCCCCCCCCCCTCCCATATACACATTTTTTACATCCAATCTCACCTACAAATCTATACTCAAACATTAATACAAACATACCTTAAGTTCTTAGTTCAATGAATTGCCGAAGGTAATGAGTTGAACACTTCCAATGCTCTGTGAAACATCGTGTGAAACATTCAGGGAGACACTGTGGATATGATTTTGAGAATGATTCTAATAGTCTTAACCATATACCTTAACAACACATTTGCATATAAATCTATATGTTTAAACGACTACTAACTGATTGAGGCAACTTCCTCGCCAAGAGGATAGTTGCTCATGTTCATTATCTTTTGTATTCTGTTAATCACACCCTAATACGCTTTCCTTTAGAGTTGCCTTTCTTCAGTCGGCTTACGCTTGACGCTGCCGACAGGCAAAGCGGAAAGCTTCAAAGGTGTCAGTTACGCTAACGCTCCACTGATTTTAGATACAACACGCCCTTTATAGACCGGGCGAATAAAAAAAGATATGACACCCGGCAATGTGTCTATCTGAACTGATTGGCGGTTGACTGGCGCGTACAGAGTTACCCGGCAATCCCTTATCCCTTACCATTGACGGTTCCGGCCTTACGGCCTTAAAGTCTCAACGGGTGGATATCCTGCTAAAAGATATGTGACTTTTCCAAGCTATTCGTAGACCATATCAAACTAAAGCAATTCTTGCAAGAAACTTTTTCAGAGTCCAGCTTGCCAGGGGAGAATATAATCCCGTCAAACCTGATCCCGCACTTCGTTTCCTTATACCCGGCAAACTCCGATACCTCGTGAATCTTGCCACCCTTCTTTATCTTGCCGTTGCAATGCTTTAATCTCATAACGCCACCAATATGCCAACAAACCCTATTACAACGCCAAGCGCAAACCCCAAAGCAACCATTGTAGTTTCACTCATAACTTAACCTCAAAAAAAATGACACCCACTGGCGAGTCAGGGAGTCGAAGCCCTATAAACCAGTGGATGCCATTAAACTATCTTAGATTCTTTCGACTCTGACTCTCACCTAATAATGTAATGCAATCTACACGCCTTGTCAATACCTTTCAACATTAAAATATTTTAATCTAACTGTGACACAATTGTGACATTAAACCTATTGACTCTGCCGTAAAGGATAGTATACTTGTAGAGTGTTAAGGAGCGAAAGCAAACCAAACTAAAGAGGACAAGACAATGACAAGCTACCACGTCAACCTTGAACAATGGGCATTTGATAACGCAATTCATAAAGGAACCTTTCACTCTGACCCGGATAAGTCAGAAGATTATAACTATGCTGGAAGCTGGATGTATATGTACAGTAAGGATGACAGGGATTACTTTAAGAACATCAAAACCCGAAAGTATATTTCAGTAACTATGTAATAACTACTAACCAACAAATAGGATAAGACAATGAAAATTAACACTCCAGTCGAACAACAAATAAATCCGCAAATAATCAAGGAGGCGAATAGCTTCCTAAAATCAGGATTATACAAATCAGGTTTTTATAACCTTTACACTAAAGATCAAGTCAATGAAATATTAAACACCAACTATAGACTAGCTGAAAAAATGCCACGAAAAGGGCATGAACTAATTATCAGCCTGCCAAAAGTTGACGGGGTTTACAGTTTAATCGTAGTCAGAAGGGCACTCGTAAATTCGACTGAAAATAAATCCCTATATCTTTACGAATACCTTGAAAGGATTGACTAAACATAGTATACTTGTTAGGTTAACTGGGAAGGAGCCACGCTCCGACAAGTAGAGTATTAAGGAACTAACCCTAAAGAGGATCAAGACAATGACATACAAAGATATTAGCTACGCATACCCATCATCAGCAAATGCCTCGAAGTTTAAGCGGTCAAAAGAAGGCTGCTACACTGTAGGACTGTGCATTGGCAACAACCTGGGTCATGAAAACTTTGGACCGTTCAAAACTATCCAAGAGGCTGAAAGCTACGCCGAATCCTTGCCGTTTGAATGGCATTCACTTTATAAAAGGTTCCCTCATCATGGCTCAAAATTCGGACCACCAAATGAAGGCCCAGGATACGAAGATGGGCCTTGGGCTGATGGATGGGAAGATAGAACCTCAAAGAAGGATAGTGACCTATCATGATAACGGATAGCTGTGAAATATGTGGGTATTTAACTAAAAAATTTAAGAATGGCAGGTGCGAACAACACCAAGGCAAAACCCTGATCGGCACTTGCTTTGGATGTAAATGGTATCTAAGGGCCGGTATAAGCAGGCGAATGAATGAAGGAATTGCTTTTGTCTGCTGGAATCCTATCATGAAAGACAAGTGCGCCAATTTTGATGACGATGACGGATGTAATAAGTGGGAGGGGAAACCATGAAAAAATGTTTATGGGTTATTGAATGGCAGGATGACGACGACCCTGAATGGGAAATAACTGAGGTATTCTACACTGAGGAACAATCCAAATGGGGGAAAGAATACCGTGAGCGAAAATACGCTGAACTCGGCGGAGTTTATCGCATCCGCGAATATCTACCAAATGAATAACCAAACCTTTGCATGAAATTTAGACTAAAAACCATGCAAAATACTAACTAACCAAGAGGATCAAGACAATGGAAACATTCCAAAACATCATAGCTTGCTTGGTGCTGGTCGCCACGCTGATAATCACAATCATTTTATTCATGACATTATAGGAGGACAAGGCAATGACATTAGAGCAGATAAAAGCCAGGGTTGATGGGGGCAAGATAGTCCACTGGGCAAATGAAGCTTATCAGGTTATCGGTGATTACCATAATGGCTACGTAATTCAGTGTATTGATAACCGTAGTTGCATCGGTCTGACGTGGACCGATGGCAAAACACTTAATGGAGCCGAAACAGAGTTTTACCTTAAAGAGGAAATATGATGAACCAATCAAAAATAATCGACCTATTCAAGACTCAGCACGGCTGGTTCGCTAAGTTTTCTGACCACGCTGACCGATACGGGAACATACCGGCCATTGCAACTGCTTTCACCAGGCACGCCAAAGGGATAGAAGTTGAGAGGGCTATTGCCGCGCTCAACCCCAATCACACAATATTTGTAAACGGAGGATAAAATTATGAGAGATAAACAAAGCATTACAGTTGCCTGTATCTACAGGTTTCTGAAGAAAGGTAAAATAAACAGGAAAGCCGCTGTCCAGCTTATGATCAGCAGGGCAGGCGTTCACCACCCAGAGAACACTGTCTCTATTTGGTGTCGCCATCTAAAAAAGGAGACAGTACAATGACACAGCGAATAACAGAGAAGGATCTGCAAGGCAGGATAGACTGGTTGAATAAGCTGACAAACAACCCGCCAGATCCATACACAACACAAAAAGATTTACATGTGACGCCTAACCCGGGCAACTATCATCTTGACTCTGCTTACGGCGGACATGGACTTGCGCAGATGTCAGAAGGTGGCGGTGTGCGTAAAGTTATTGGGGGATTCTATCCGAAAAAAGAGCTAATGGCTCTCCTGAACGCCTACATTGACGGCATCCAAGAAGGCATAAGAAAGCACGAGGTTCATTAAAATGCCATACTTCCACCAAATACTAGCACTATCAATAGCCGGTGCTTTCATGTCCGGTGTCCTGGTGACACTAATGTTTTGCAACTAGAGGATAAAATTGTGGGATATACAACAGACTTTAGAGGATCATTTCAAGTAACCCCAGCCCTTAGCCAAGACCACATCGACTACCTCAATAAATTCTCCGACTCAAGAAGAATGAAGAGAGACACGGCAAAAATACTAGACAGGAAAACGGTATGGAGTCAAGAAACCTTGCGAACTGAAGTTGAAGGGGAATTTTATGTGGACGCTGGAGGCATTTGCGGGCAAACTCGCTCATCAGACATTGTTGATTACAACACTCCTCCAACCACCCAACCGGGACTATGGTGTCAATGGGTTCCGACTGAAGACGGGGAAGGAATCGAGTGGAATGGATGCGAAAAATTCTACGCCTACGTGGAATGGCTTGAGTATATTATCAAGAACTTCCTTGCCCCATCTGGCTATAAGCTAAATGGGTCAGTAGATTGGCGCGGTGAAGAATGGGACGATATAGGGACTATCATTATCACAGACAACAACGTAGCAACCTAAAAAGGAGAAGACAATGAAAAAATGGATCATTACACGAAAACTACAAGAAGTAGTTGTTAACGAAGCCGATACGATTGAAGAAGCTATTCGGAAGACAATCGGAAGTAAATTTATACATGCCACCACGACTGAATCGACAGTAACAGGAGGCGCGTATTATAAACACAGTGACCCGGCCTTCTTTAACCTAGAGGAGAAGGAATCGTGAAAGCCATAATAATATACATTACGCCTGAAGGAAACAGCGCCGAAAATCTCCAGCCCGGACAGATTGTGGTTGTCAGGGAAGTTTTTTCCGATATTTACGGGACCAAAGAGGAAGCGGGTGATCTGGGCTTGACCTTGGACGTGGATTCAGGAACTTACTATTCTGAAACAATTTTAAAAGGATAACACCCTATGAAAAACTCACCATTCAGGCCAATAGAAACGCTCACCATCGGCTTGACTATATTCGACTGGCACGGTGTTGTCGATGTCATGAAAGCATACCTTGAACAACACAGGGGCGCTGTTCCTGACTTGCAACTCATGGCAATGGCACGGCTAGCAAAGCAACTGCCCCGGTCAGGGCGTGAATTTAATGAACGCCTTGCCGGGAAAAACTAAACCTTAAGACAGGGGAAACAATGACTAATAAAATTGATGAAGGTGGATATGTATATCCGCCAAGTTTTGAAATGACCAAGCACCCTTTTGAAGATGCTTGGCCTGAAGCTAGAAATGGCATCACCCGCCGTAACTGGCTGGCTGGTTTGGCAATGCAGGCTCGGGCGGGCAAGCCTGCAACAGCAGTAGATGTCAGAGAGTGCTACGAGTGGGCAGATTACATGATTGCCGAATCAAAGCAAGGAACTGAACAATGACACCATACTACAAGGGGGCAATGGACAGGTGGGGGCTGGATGCGGAGCAAGCATTTATTTATTCATGGCAAACCTATCAATATGGACCATTCACAAACGCACTGTTTGAAGCTATGTCCCTCGCCGACAATGACGAGCTTATGGCGTTAAGCATGGGCTTTCCTATGGAGGTCGCCGCGTTTGTAAAATACCTGAAAGACCCGGGGTATTGGGAAGAAATTGAAAGAGTTACTAGCGAACCTAAATCAAAGGAGACTGAATCATGAAAGCAATTATTTTAAACAACCCAGCAACTGAAGAAAAAGAAACCCGTAACCCCGTTATCGAGTTTTGGCTAGAGGCTGGCGACCCACCCGGTATGTGGTTGGTTGGCAGGGATGAATCAGGCAGTAAAAAATATATCTTAAATATCGCCCTTAGTGGAGAGCTAACCCGCTCACACCAAGCTCAACTCATTGGGCTAGAATGCGACATTCGAGGCAGAATCAAACTGAGGGAATCCTCATGAACTACACACAACTAAAACAAATATACGAGGGCGAAGACTTCCAGATCAGGACAGGGGCACACGTCAAGCAACTCTTTGAGTGCCGCACCTACAATAAACACGGCAAGCTCGAAAAGGTCGAAGCCCCAACGCTGTCAGAGCTCGCCAAAAAAGACTTGGCTCACCTGAAAGACGATAAACTTTTTATAAAATGGGTTAATTCTATATGAAACATACAACAGACACAAAGCATGGCGGAGGTAAATTATCACGCTCTGAAGTGGTGACGGTACGATTTGATCCAAAGCTGAGGTTTGCACTTGAACTGGCTTCACGGAGACAAAGAAGAACTGTTTCCAGCTTCATTGAGTGGGTGGTAGCTCAAGCAATAATGCAAGAAAAGCTATCTCCAGAGCAAAGCTCATCACTCACTATAGACGATATTGTTAGGAAGATATGGGACGTCCAAGGGTCTAAACGCCTCGCAAACCTTGCGGATAATTTCCCTGAACTATTGACCCACGAAGAGGAGCTGCTATTGCAACAGGTTAATTCTATTTAAAATTTGACAAACCAGTCTCATCTGCTATTTTATAAGTATGCGGTATTAAAAGGAGCGTTTAGAATGAAACCAGCAGAGAAAAAACCTTCCACTGTTTTTAGGATAATAGATAGGGCAACCGGCATGGCAGTTGGGAGTTACAGTCGGGCTTACTGCAATGAGTACGATTTTGATTCGGCATCAGAGGCCAGACACGCCAATTGCCATGGGATCTTTGAAGACACAGAAAAGTACCGCATTGCCCAGTACAAAGTTACCTATGAATTAATCGAGGAGGATGTTGAAAATGAACCAATGCCATAATTGCCAAGCGGAAATGCCTAAAGAGAACGACTTGTTCTGTAGCGAATCATGTCAGGAGAAATGGGAGGAAGAATACAAGGAATGGTTAGACGCTATAAACGATAACAGACTAGAAGCCGAAGGGCTGTTGGCGGATAACGATGGTGGATAGCTTTGAAACATGGGAATTAAAGATTAAGCCGGGAGATAAAACCCCATCCCGTGTGCCCGGATCTTGCCGGGTTCACTTTGTCAACAAACCTCATCACATCGAACTGAAGCCAGGGGAGAGTGACGGCTACTTCCAGCCGATTGGAAGGAGACAATTTAGACGGGAACGCAAGTATCCTGGCTACTAACAATCCAACCCGGCAACCGCTTAAAATGCCCCCTACAGGTTATGCTGGGGTATAAAAAAGCATCCACTTAGCGGTGTGGCTGTCCCGAAAGACGGCCTAACGTCTAAACGAGTTCGCTTATAAATTCGGGGCGTACGACAGCCACAGTCGGGGATAAATGAGCACCTTTAGGCCAGCCAACGCGAGACTGGCCTCATTGTGACGGCAGACGGAACTCTGGCGACGAAACCTGCCGGGCCTAGAGGTGCTTAAAAATTTAAAATACAAAGGAGATGAGATGGAGCATATTATAATTGAATATGACTGCGAATGCACTTCATGCAAAGCGACAGGACTTTACATTGGTCTTGGTGAGCGTGATGGAGCTGCTGTCGTCTGTTTTCATTGCAACGGAACGGGGAAAGTTCATCGGGTTCATAAATACAATGATTTCTTGAAAAGAAAAGCGAAATCCGGGGTCAAGCGAGTTTATAAGGCTAACCCTGGAATGACAATCGGCACAGGCAACGGATATATTCTCAAGGACTTTGGGGGCATGCCCTATGAACTTTGGGATGAAGGACAGAACTTTCCTAAAAAGAGTGAGAACAGGAAATTCACCTGTCCAGCTTGGTGGTATCAATCCGCTGATTACGATAAAAAACCAAATTGGGATGAGTGTGCGGGATGTGGAGCTTTCTCAGATTGCAAGCATTTTAAGGATAAATCTAAATGCTGGGAGCGGTTTGACGAAGAATCCCGGATCTAAAATTTAAACTAGCCTGTTGCGATGTAATCGCTTCCAGGTAAATAAAAACCAAAGGAGAACAGTTTTGAAAGAAGAGAAACCAGATAATTTAGAAATATGGAATGCGCTAAAAACTACTGACCCTAAAGCATTGAAAGATGTGACCGGGAAGGGATACGCTATGACAGCTATCAATGCGTATTATACTATCCACAGTCTGACCGAGCGTTTCGGTCCTTGCGGTATTGGGTGGGGGTACAATGTCCATGATGAGGGCTACCATGTCGGGCATGGAGACGAGGGCAACAAGACCATCCTTCATGTTGTTCGCATTGGCCTTTGGTACATAGAGAATGATGTAAAGTCAGAAGAAATCCCCGCCTACGGGCAAACGTACTTCACCAGGAAAGAGGCAGTCCGAGGCTGGGTAACTGACGAGGACGCCCCGAAGAAATCGTTGACGGACGCAATTACTAAGGCCGCCAGCTTCATAGGGGCGGGAGCTGATGTTTTTTGTAGCCAATGGGATAGTAACAAATATGTTACTGGCGAGAGTAGCGATGCAATCCCTGAGCGTGACGTTATGAAGGTCGCCAAGGAAGTGGTTGGTGGGCAGGAATTCTCTCAAAGAGAAGCCCACGCTCCGACTCAACAGCCAAAGAAAACATACACCAAGTCTGCTCCGAATAAACACCCTGGCATGGGCGACCGTGGCACCCCGATCAGCAAAGCACAAGGCAAGCGCCTGTACGCTATTACGATGGGCGCCGGAGTCGCCATCGAAGACTTGAACGCTCACCTGAAAGAACATTACAAGGTGGATGGGATTGATGGCTTGGGCTGGAAAGATTATGAGAGGGTATGCACGTATGTTGAAAAGGAGTGGCCTCACGGTGGCGGCGACCAGTCTGACCACGGAGATGTGCCGGATATACCGTTCTGATGAATACCCTTCTAAAGTGTGAAAGGAGGATTGAATCATGAGCATATTCCAAAAGCTAGCCCACTATCTGTTTGGTTGGCACTATATTCTTTATTGCAAGCATGAGTACCAATGGATTCCCAGCGTTTGGGTCGTGTGTAGGCTGAAAAGTTCCATATCAGGTGAATGGGTTGTGGTTACTGATAGCTTTATAAAATGGACAACCCCTCTGGCAGACATAGGGGCTGATCGGTGGAAGCCGTTGACATGGAAACCTGAAACATCTGATAGCTTGCCGAAAAATTCAGACTGGGACAAAGAGTTACGCAATCTATGAAACTTTTAAAACCCGGCAACCGACCTTGAATACCATCGCAGTATAAGGTGCTATGGCAAGGCGGTGTGGTTGGCCCCTTAGCCGCAGGACAGGATCATGCGGAAAAGCGGTGACGCGAGGGATGCGCACCAATCACAGCCGGTTTCATTTAATCAATAAGGTCAATTATGAAAAAAATACCATTAACCCAAGGAAAGTTTGCATTAGTTGACGATGGGGATTTCGAGTTTTTGAATGAATTTAATTGGAAATTAGTTTCTGATGGTTATGCCGCTAGAAATGAACGTATAGCCGGAAAAATAAAAACAATTTATATCCACCGGATTGTTAATAAAACGCCAAAGGGAATGCAGACAGATCACATAAATGGGGATAGGCTTGATTGCCAGAAACCCAATTTAAGAAATTGTACTAACTCTCAAAACCAGATGAATTCACCGAAGAAACTCACAAAACGATCAACCTCTAAATACAAGGGAGTATGCAAGGCGTGGAAGCGGGAATTGTGGCGTGTCCAAGTAAACACTGAAAAAAATAAAACCCAACACATTGGTTATTACAAAACTGAAATTGAAGCGGCACGCGCTTACGACGAAGCGGCGGGACGGTATTTTGGTGAATTCGCTTGGACGAATTTTTAAGACCCGACCTGAACTAAATATTATGGACGTGCGGCGTGAGCGCGACTGTAGCTCATACCGGGATTAGAGGGAAGCGCTGAACAGGGAACTAGCTAATCCCGTTTTGAAAGCAGTAACTGCCTGTACCAGAGATGTCGGAGTAGCATGGGTACTCGGAGCCGGGTGGGGAATCCGGCCACGTTCTAAACTTAAACGCGAAGCATGAACCTTCATGTTTCCCAGTGAACGGAGGTAGAAGGGTGATATCAAGATATGAAGCGAGCAATGCTACGTTCATCTATCGTTTAATAATGGCAGGATATTCAGAATTTTATGTAACTGCATTAACTTATTCTTTGAGGTGGCATGAATGACCTCCCGGCACCAAAAGGCTTTTTCAGTGAGAGGCAAAACCTTGATCGGCACTTGCGGGGATTGTCGGCATTGGGAAGAGATCAAAGGGGATCAATTCGGGAATTGTATGGAGTGCGATATAATTGAAACCAGCGAATTAACCACTAGGGAGCATTTCGGCTGTATCCACTGGGAAGAAAAGGAGAATAATAAGTGAAAATTAAATTATTACTTTTAGCTTGTTTATCATTTTTTATGGCTGAAGTAGTGCTGGCCGATGATTCCCAAGTAGGTCGTTTGTACCAAGAGCGTTGTATGACCTGCCACGGAGTTTATGGTGATGGGCAAGGCGTTTTAGCGGAGCATTTGAATCCAAAGCCGCGAGACTTTACAGACTATAACAAGATGCGGCATCTTTCCGGGGATACTCATGCGATTGTGCACACAATTTTACATGGAGTGCCAGGAACAGCCATGCCTGCGTTTGGTTCTCCGAAATTGGATGGGGAACCATTGACGCATGAGCAGGCAATCTCGCTTACAAAGTACGTTCAATCTTTTCTTGCGGAAGAGCAGTACCTTTTGCAACTCTGTGTGGGGGCGGTATTTGTCTTTGAGACTATGCTAGATGGCCAATATTCCATCGAATCACATTCTAAAGACTTATTCATCATGGAACAGGGGCCATTGTTATCAATATCAACAAATGACTACAGGGGGTTGATGAAAAGAATGCTCAAAGAGAGAAAACGAGCAATACGGACACATTTCAAGGTGCTACAAGATAAAAAAATTCCTTTGCTTGTGACTGTAAGGTTTAATAGCCCTTGTCCTGATTATTTAAAGAAGACGGAAGGGTATAAAATGACGAGGGTATTTTAACCAGCAAGAAGGAGGCTATAATGTTCTTCAAGCCAAAGAAAGCAGTGAGAACGATCAAGACCATGACCAACCTGGAGCTTAATCTTCACGTTGACAGCCTTGGGCTTCGCGTGAAGGCACTTTGCGCTAAACCTCAAAGCGCCAAACCTCGAAAACCAATGGAGCGACTCAATGACTTGGCCTGAATCTTTTGCTTATTTCTCTTTCTTTGCAATGTTATCGGTTGTCGCTTGGGCTATTTTCAAATGAAAATCTTAATAATCCTTTGGGTGTTGTCTCTCGACACACTGGGTAGCACGCAGAAGGTATTTGATGGGACATTGAAAGAGTGCAGAGCAACCGCTAATCAAATGATGCTGGAAGACGAACTAATCGCGGCGGGGTGCTATGAAACCTCTAAACAACCGCCGTACTTACCGGAGGGGGAACAATGAGCAATTCTAGGGCTATCAAACTCCGCGCTTGGTTTATTAATGGCAAGCATAAGACTTTTGACTCTCAAATAATGTCAATGATGGAAGATAGGTCTTTAGCGGAATTCTTGAACTCTGTTGAAGATGCAGAACTGGATCACGGGATTCAGGCAATCTTAATGCAATTCACCGGCCTGAAAGACAAGAACGGTAAGGAGATTTTTGAAGGCGACGTTGTTAAATGCAAAATGATCACTCAAAACGATATTCTGCCGCACGAGGGCGAGGTTGTTTTTGTTGAAGAGTTTGGGGGATTTGCAACGAAGAATCAGGCCGGGAAAACACTATTTCACAATCACTTGATTGATTCATTTGAAGTAATCGGCAATATTTACGAGTCCCCTGAATTACTTGAAACGTGAAGTCATTCCAAGACGTCGGCATAAACGTCGAGGGGCGGACAGGTTCGTTTAAGACGACCTGTCCTGAATGCTCTGCGTCCCGCAGGAACAGCAGGGACGCCTGCTTAAGCGTGAACGTAGAGCAAGGGCTATGGAATTGCCACAATTGCTCGTTCGCCGGTTCCCTGGGTTTGAACTACGACGAAAAAATCAAACGCATTGTCAAGCCTAAATATTCAGTGGTCGATGGCCTATCAGACAAAGCGAGGGCTTGGTTTGCCGGTCGCGGGATTACCGGAGAAGTGCTAGCCCGCAACAAGATCACTGATGGCCCTGAACACATGCCCCAGTTGGGCGAGACGGTCAACGCAATCAGGTTCCCTTATTGCAAAGACGGGGAAATCGTTAATATAAAGTTTCGTGATGGTAATAAAAACTTCAAGATGGTCAAGGAAGCTGAGAAGACCCTATACAAATATGACGACATTATTGCAGGAGAGCCTTTATTCTGGACGGAGGGTGAGATTGATGCGCTCTCACTCGAAGTTGCCGGTTTCAAAAGCTGTGTATCCGTCCCGAATGGGGCTAGTGATAAGCTGGAATTTCTATCCGACAGCACCAAATGGAAAGATGCGTCTTGCCATGTACTCGCGCTGGACAATGACGAAGCTGGAGAGAAGCTCAAAGAGACGCTACTCCGGTTGCTCCCTGCCGATCTATGTAAGGTATTAACATGGCCTGAAGGGATCAAAGATGCGAACGCGTGCCTAATGAAATACGGGGTCGAAGGGTTGCGTGTTGCTGTTGACACCGCGAAATGGCCCCCTATGGAGGGGGTGTCAACGGTTGACGACTTTGCAGACGAGGTTGTTGATATATTCCATAATGGTCTGCCGCCAGGGGCAAGCACAGGGTGGTACTCCTTGGATGAAAATTATACGGTAAAACTTGGCGAGTTGACTATACTTTGCGGAATACCTTCTCATGGGAAAAGTACGTTCCTTGACGCTTTGCTTGTGAACTTAGCTACTGGTGAAGATTGGAAATTCGCCTTGTTCTCGCCAGAGACAAGGCCACCCGCTCGCCATGTTCGTAATTTCGTCGGCTTGCATTCTGGCAAGTCTGTCAGGCTTGGTTTGCCAGACAGACTCCCTGACTCAGAATTAATACCAGAAATGCAGTGGGTGAGGGACCATTTCTTTTTTATCACTCCTTCGGAAGATAAGATGGATATCATGTCCCTCTTGAATTATGCTGAGAAACTAGTTGCTAGGCATGGATTGAATGGGTTTGTGTTCGACCCTTGGGGGGCTTGCGACCATGTGGTTGATCACGGGATGACAGAACATCAGTACACAGGACGTATGTTAGGAAAGATTGTTCGGTTTGCCACAAAGCATAATATTCATATTTGGGTTGTTGCTCACCCGACAAAACTACGCAAGGAAAGGCCCGGTGCGAAGCAACCTGTGCCACAACCGTTCGATATCAGCGGGTCTAGCTTCTGGTATAATAGCGCGGATTGTATTATTTGTGTTTGGCGTGATATGGACGATCTTTACAGCCCTGAAGTGCATGTCCATGTACAAAAAATAAAATGTCAGCCTGAAGTTGGCAAGCACGGTATGGTGAAATTAGACTTTGAATATAAAACTGGGAGGTATTTAGACCAATGAAAGAAATTCAATTAACCCAAGGAAAAGTAGCACTAGTTGATGACGACGAATACCACAATCTGGCGCAGTGGAAGTGGCATTATAGTGGTTGCGGATATGCCATGCGTCGCTCTTATGAGGACGCCAGTAAACCGTATGGGGTGATGCTTTATATGCACAGAGAAATTAACCGTACTGGCAAGGGAAAATATACCGACCATATTAACGGAGACAAGCTAGATAATAGGGTTGATAACCTGCGAACAGTGACCAACAGCCAGAACGGGTTTAACCGCGGCGGCAATAAAATTGCAACCTCGATGTATAAGGGCGTAGATTGGTCTAAGCAGAAAAGGAAATGGAGGGCCAGGATTAAAGCTGGAGCAACGCATTTAAACTTAGGCCTCTTTGACAGTGAGCGTGACGCCGCTGAAACTTATGACGTTGCGGCGTATCATCTGCACGGCGAGTTCGCCGTTTTCAACCTTGGAGGTAAATAAATGAAACAAAGAATGAGTGATAAGGAGTTTTTGAGCCAGTTCGGGGAACTGTATGCTATTAAACCGTCCAAAAAACATAGCCCGTATACAAGGTTATTGTTTGAGGCCAAGCGTGCAAGGGAAGCGGAGAAGTATTGGGAGGAGCTGGCCATAAAATTAAACAAGGCTATTGCAAGTAAAGCAGATGAATGGGATGAGATGGAGGCCAGAAACAGTTTCCTAAGGGATGGCGTAAGAAAACTTGAAGAGGCTAACTTTAATTTCAGTGACGATGTAATTGCTTTAAAATCTGAAAACGCTGAGTTGAAAGCTGAAATCAAGAAATTTATTTATAACGAAATGGGGGAAAAGCAATGACTTGTTTAAAATGCGAACACTACAAACAAACCATAACAATGTTGGAGTGGGCTATAAAACAGGGCGGCCTCCCGCCACTCCCGCCGTACCCAGAACCGCCCGCAGAGCCAGAGTTTCTGCAATTTATGGACCCGGCAGAGGCGGAGAAGATAAAAGCGGTCGCAGCAGAAATCATGAAAAAAGATTTCGATGAAATGATGAAAAAAGCCTGACCCACTAGTTGACAAGTATAGTTTCATTTGTCATTATGAATTAATAACCAAAGGAGGAAATTATGGATACCAGAAAAGAGCCAAACGACGATATTGAGAAGATGATGGAGCGTGTAGTGGACACGCTGGATGAAACATTAAACCCTGAAGTGGACGGGCATCTAGGCACGACGGGGTACGCCTACGTTTTAATGGTAGCCCCGGTTGGAGATCCAGAAACAGATGGCCTTGTACGCGTTGTCTCCAGTATGTCCCCTGAAGACGCTAACCGTTTGATGCGGGCCTGCATTATGGATAGCGAGCCTGACCCAACAGTAAACTAGAGGGTAAACAATGAAACCCAAAAGAACGGTGTATGAAAACGGACTGACCGGTGTCAAAGGGGCGGCCCAGTACAAGAAGTTTTTGGACGGGCTCCGACTAACAAAATCGGAGCAGATAGTAGCATTTTGCTATGATTGCATGGGGGGCTATGCTGACGGCGTTGCCGACTGCAAGACGCCAGAATGCCCATTGTATGACAGCCATCCATACAACCCGAACAAGTTTAAAAGAGGAATGTCTGATAAGCAGAAAGAGAATTTCAGAAACATGGCAAAAAAGAACCCCAGCCATAACAAACAGGAGAAGACTGAATGATTGATTGGATCAAAAATATTTTTAAGAGAAAATCATTATCGGAGCAATATTACAGGAGGATTCAAAATGAATCTGTTGAGGAAGACCCTTTGGATTCGGTAAAAATCTGGTCCGACAAGGAGTGTGACGAGAAAATTGAGCGTGGCGGGTTTGATTCTGGGGCGGCGGCATACATTAAAGCTATGAACCAATTAAAAAGGAGTAATGACAATGAAAGCCAAGATCAATGACCCATTTACTGCACGACCATGCCGAAACGGGAACACAAAGCAAACTCCACCGTGGAAGACACAGGAGGGCGAGACGCTCAACTACGCCACTTTACTGCACGACCACGCCGAGCTTCTGGTTAAATACGAGAGGCTAAGAATCAAGGCGAGGAACAGGAAGAAGTGCCTGCGTTCCTTGAACAGGCACTACGCGGAACGTCAACTTATCATTACTGGTCTTCATGCGCAGCTAAAGGCGGAAACCACTAATATCGAAACCCCTCTGGATGGTAGTGCGCTCCAAGAGGCGCTTGCTAATGTTGTTGTCCAGGCCAAGGTGGAGCACGCAACGCCATGATTAAATACTTCTGCGATATGTGCAAAACAGAGATAACCCGCAATTACATATCAGATAGATACCGCCCTTGGGTCTACGCAAACGGTAAGAATTTTAAAGCAGATATTAGCATCAGACAAAACGGCAACCCGGACTCTGGCGAAATATGTCGGCATTGCGTAAAAAAGATTGTCGCTGAAGGCAAAGAGGTCTAAAGACTAGTAAACTGTAAACATCACATTAAGGGAAACTCAAAATGAATAAAAAAGATCATACAGGCAGGATCACGCTCCTGATGATTATGACGTTTGCTCTCGTGGCTACTGGAACAATATGGGCGGTGAACCACCAAGAAGAGCCAATCGACGGCAGAATCGTCATCAAACTAGCCCCAATACAAGGGGACGTTGAGCCATCTCAAATCATTGTCTGCACTCACCCTCTTAATCCTGAGTACATTGTCTCTTATCCGGCCTCAGATGACGCTGAAGCCACTTTAGGGTCAGGTGATAGCCGAGAGGTACTCGATGTGAACACGGGCTATATGACGGTGCTGAGAGGCGAGGAAGGATGGACATGCGAATGATTAACATTGAGGGCACTGAATATGGCAAATCTATTAAAGCGATGCTAAGAAAATTGAACAAAGAACAAATTTTAGAAAAATTAATTGCAATGCGACCTAACCGCCATCCTATCAGTTATTATGGTGAAGTAATAAAGGAAATGGGTTTTGATACTCACTCATTCCAGTACCACGACGGGTGCACAACTTACCCGATAAGAGAAGTTTATATCTCAGTATTGAGTGGGGAAACAGCCCCGGACCCAAAATATTGCGATTGCATGGCGTGCAAATGACTAAACTTGTAGCAAGCGAACACGATGAAAGAAATTAAGCTAAGCCAAGGAAAAGTCGCTTTAGTTGATGATGACGATTATGCCTGGCTTAGTCAATGGAATTGGCATTACGCCTTAGGCTATGCTAGAAGCAATATAATGCAGCCGGATGGGAGACGGCAATCAGTTTTTATGCACCGTAAGATCCTAGAGCCGCCAGACCATTTGGTTACGGACCATGTGAACCGCAATGGATTAGACAATCGTAGATCTAATTTAAGATCTGTCACTCATGCTGAAAATATGTTGAATTGCGGGGCAAGGAAAACGTCATCCTCAAAATACAAGGGCGTGTCTTTTCGTGCAGCCGCAGGCAAATGGGTTGCGCAGATACAGTTTAACAAGAAACTAATATTCCTAGGATTCTTTGACTCCGAATCCGATGCAGCTAAGTGCTACGATGTATACGCGGTCAAGCTGCACGGAGAATTTGCATACACTAATTTTACGGGATAACGCTCATGTCAAAAAATAAATTAGTTCTGAGTGAAAGCGACGAACAAATTGCTCTGTTCCAGAGAATCAACACGATCCTCCTGCCTAAATATCCAGAGGTCAGGTGGACTCATGCGATACCGAATGCCGGAGGGTCAGGGGTGAACGGCATAAGAAGAGGCGTTAGAATGGTTGCCGAAGGATTAAAGGCTGGCGTATCTGATATATGCCACCCGGTTCCACGGTGGCGGCAAGAATTATATGATTCTACCACACCTGTCATATACACCGGCCTCTACATAGAACTCAAAAGAGCGCCCTCTATTTCTCCTGTGCGTGGATCAATCAGCTACCACAAGCCTAGCAAAGATCAGCAAGAGTTTGGGGATTTTGTGAGGCGTAATGGTTGGATGTTTGAGATATGTTGCGGGCAAGACGAGGCATTTGATGTGTTATCTTGGTATTTAGGTCTTGATAGCATCAAGCCTCATCTTTTGAATAACGAATACAGTTATTGGAACGACCATGAAAGGGGAAAGTGATGAACCCAGTTGACAAAGCGGTGCTTGTTGTAACGGCTATCTCGATAGTAAAATGGTTAGCTTGGTTCGTAACTGGATGCTTCATTGTTAAATGGATATTTTTCTAATTCGCCCTGCCTGCCAATCCTTCTCCCAGGGTCCATAGGCACAGACTGGGTAATCACGTCGTCTCTGCAATGTGCGGTGTGGCACGCTTGCGCGGCAAGGCTTAAGGGGCATGTTCATAGAAACGCGAGCGAAGAGACGAAAGTGCTGGTAACGGGGCTGGTCCCTCTACACAAGGGGCCAGCCTATTAAATAGGAGTGAGTGATGAATTATTTTGAAGGGGAATGCCCAATTTGCGGAGACGAGAATTGTCAAGGACAGGATGTTGAGATACGAGAAATCATAAAACGCATGGGCAAAACCCTGATCGGCACTTGCGGGGATTGTCGGCGTGCCGGTCCATACGGAGCGGGTTATATTTACTGTGAAAAGTTGCACGAAAATCGTTTGCCTGACTTCGGCTGTATCCACTGGAAAGAAAAGGAGAAGTGATGAGAAGTTGGAGCGAAACGCATATATGGTTTGCATGGTATCCGGTAATGTGCACGAATTACTATGCAAATACTGGTGGGCATTTCTGGATATGGTTAGAAGACGTAGAGCGATGGAAAGATGCGGTGGGTGCGGTTCGCTATAGACTGCCAAAAGAAAAGGAATAAAAAACTTGACGGAGGCCAGACGGCAATCTATCTCCTGGGATTATTAAGATTTAATGGTTGACAAATCCGTGTTACAATGGTTGTGATATATATCTGACCTTATAAGGAGAAGCAATATGGATTGGTTTCGAGGAAAAAAGACCCTGATAGTCGCAGTATTGATGTTTGTTATTGGCACTGTCAATATGCTAGCCAGCGACATGAGTGTCCAGGGAGTGTTTGGCCTGCTGATGAGTGAAGAGGCTCGTATGATGTTTGAGGGTCTTGGGCTTGGATTCCTGCGCATGGGAGTTGCCTCTAAATGAGTGACGCTTTACGGTTCTGGCTCAAGGTTGACATGAGCGGCGATTGCTGGGAGTGGATCGCCGCCCGTGACTCTTCAGGGTATGGTCATATTTTCTGGCATGGAGGTGTTAGCTCATCTCATAGAATATCCTGGGAAATGGCCAACGGTCCCATCCCAAAAGATATGTGTGTTCTGCATAAATGCGATAACAGAAGATGTGTTAATCCAGAGCATCTATTTATTGGCACAAGAGCAGACAACAACCGGGACCGTGATAACAAAGGAAGGACAGTTATATTGCGCGGGGAGAACCACGGGTATGCAAAACTGTCCGATCGCCAAGTATTAGAGATTCGCTCCCGGTACTCCGCTGGCGGTGTTACGCAGAAGGCTCTTGCTAGTTTATATGGGGTTGTGCAATCGCACATCAGTACCTTGGTACTCGGAAAAATGCGTGCAGGAGCAAAAAGTTAGGAGAGCGTTATGTTTGCATGGCTGGGTGCTATTGTAAAAGGCTTCATGGATTCCGCATTCAGTGCGTTTCGCATTTGGCGGTCTGATCGTTCACGCGAGAAGGCCGCTGAGATCGCCGCAGAGAACGCGAGGTTAAAGAAAAACATTGAGCTAAGGAAGAGGTTGGATGAAGAGGATAAGAACAGAAAGAAAAGTAAGACTCTTGGGGATGCTATTGATCGGTTTGATTCTGACTAGCGGGTGCGCTGCAAAGTATCAGGTCGTTACCCGCGACTGTATCATCTTCAAGAAGGTTCCAATGAAACAAGAAGTGAAGGACTGGTTTGTGGCGGCGAGGCCCAAAGCCACGCCCGCAGTAGTTGATTTTCTGGATAATATTTCGAACAATAATGAAAGACTAGGTGAATGCCCTGATGGATGACCGAATAACACAAGAGCAGGCGGTGGAGATTGCCGAGTGGTTGGGGGTAAAGTCAGAGAAGTGCGAGTTTGGTGATTCTGGTATTCGTGGTGATGGGAAGCAGGACACTATTTTCTATGAAGAAATAGGGCGGTACACGAATGAAGTTTCCCCTCATATTGTCACACCAGACAGGTTCTTAAGAGAATACCTCTACTCTCCCAAAGGTCAGAGTGCGGTGATGGATCGGTTGGGGGAAGCCCAATGGTTCACTTGCAAATATTATTCTGTTCAAAGAGATTGGGAGGTGACTATCCAATTTCCTTTATCACGAGAGTACGGTCACGCAAAAACCCGTCAACACGCTCTGCTCCTTGCTGTCTTAGAACTTCTAAAGAAAGTGTAACAATGAATGACACGTACACGCTTACCTTGCCTTACGGACAAGATCGCAACGTAGTGACCACGGTAGAAGAGGGTTCAAAGGGCTATGGCGACTGTAAGATTTTCAGGATCAACAAGAGGACAGGGGAGGAGTATCTTTTCAAGACTATCAAAGCTAAGGACATGGGGGAAGACGACAACGGTTCATGCAACTACAACAGCCGGAATGTAGGCGCAGACAAGCCTTTTACTTGCAAGGACTGCAAGGTAGAAGGGAAGAGGCGGATGCTTACCAAGGTCAGATGTGACGCTTGTCACAAGAAGTACAAACGAGCTTACCAGAAAGTCTATGCCAAGAAATACAATGAAGCGCAGAGGATGAAAAAGCCGTTGTAGCTCAGTTGGAAGAGCAACTGCCTTGTAAGCAGTATGTCGGGGGTTCGATTCCTCCCTGCGGCTCTTGTTTGTTAGGATTAGAGACGGTTTTCACTTCACCGGGAGGAGACAATGAAGAGATTAGATGTTATCGTCGCGTTGTTGTTTACGGCAATGCTTGTACTGGTTTTATTTATAGCAGAATCAGAGGCTTACGATCAGGTACAGTCAGCCAAGCTGACCCCGACAAGGGAGCTGGTGATAACCTTTATAGTCGATGGCGTTGTAGTCGTGGAAAGGTATCCTGTGGTTCGGTTCATTGAGAACGAACCTTTTACCTGCGCTCATCCGTTTGACCCGAGGTATAAGATCCAGTTTGATTATGGGTATGTCATACCAAAGGAACCATTCAAGAAACCTGAAGAGAAGTTTGGGGCTTTCTGTGTGCCGAATCAGAATGACTTCTCAAGGATTAAATGCGATGACTGAGCTAGCAGAAGCAATCACAGTGGCGGGCTGGTGCATATTTTGGGGTTTATTAATCAACGGATGTATGCATTAGCTAGCACGGACAGCTACCGGCTAAAGAAGTCAGAGATCCACTTGCTAGCGGCGGTTAACAGACCGCCACTGGCTACCCATTGGAACATATTCACGTCCTTGACCAGCCCTCCTCGGCCTGACCGTCCACGTAAGATCTTATCATGCTCCTGAACCTTGTCAATCAAGGGCTTTATCATGAGCAGTTCTTTCTCTTCGTGCGAGTCAAACCGTTCCGTTATGAACTCTTTCATATCATCTTTGAATTCGTGAAAGTCTGCTTTGTCCACTTCGTCTCCCATGAGGCAATTCTCCGATCAAGTACACCTACAATAATACAACCGACTCCTATTCCGATTGCCTCCGAACAAATACTACATTAATTTGTAATTTCTGAAATAGTAATAGAGCTAGCCGAGACTCCACCGTACCTTCTAGCACCAGCTTGCCCGTTGATTGTGGTAGTCGCCCCTGTGTTGCCCCCTGCCCTGACCTTAAAAGTAGTAGCGGATGTGGTGCCGGATGTCATCCAGTGTGTGAATACAATTGTGTTGAGTACGTTAATTGTCTTCGGGTTTGTTCCGCCAGCGGCTAAAGCCCCGGCGGTGGAATCTTGGAAGAGCGCCGCGGTAAAGTTATCTACAACCGTATGAGCATAGAAAAGGACAACCTCAATCTTTAGCTTGTTGGTCGCGCTAGTTGGCGTGATCGCAAGCGTCATGTACTCGTCCCCCTCAGTGTTCTGCGGGATGGTATCGTCAACCGGGATGGAAGTTGTCCCTGTTGCTACTGCCCCGTCCTGGGTGTTGACCATTTGGACCACTTCAGGCGTAGAAGCTGTTTCAACGATGGCTTTACCCGTCGCCAGGGCGTACCCTACACAACGCCAATCCCCAGTAGCATATTCATGGAAGATGAACTCATCGCCTGCCGCCGTGGTCACATTACCGGCCCCAGGCAATACCAAGTCTGCCGCGCTGTGAGTCATAATAACAGCGGCGTCAAAATGCAATACCACAGTCGTTCCCGCTGCCTTAGTCGTTATGGACGCGAAACCAGTCGTGCCAGTGACGTCGAATTGATTGCCGTCTCCTAAGACCAGCGGGTTAGCACTAGATACATCGGAGCCCTTGGTAAATGTCTGTGTCTTCGTGAAGGTGTTAGCGACCGTCAAAGACGGTACGCTCAAGTCTGATACAGTTTCGGCGGCAGTACGGTTGACCCAGTTTGTGCCGTCGAATCGGATCATGTCACCAGTAGCCTTGCTGGTGAACAAGATATCCCCGAACGCTGTCACATCTCCAACCTCTATATTAGCAAGGTCATCCCCGGCGCTGTTCCAGCCGATCAGCTTATCTGCTGACGGCTCCGGCACCGTCAAAGACGTTCCGTCAGTAGGTGTAGACTCTCCTAATTTTAACGACCTGTCTACCTCTTCCCCGCGCTGTTGAACCAAGCGCACTATTTTATCCATCCCTTCCTCTACGCTGACAGAGGGGAAGGCATCGCCAGTTATTAAGTCTACGTCCTGAGTGTCAGAGCGGATGCTTTTAATAATCAGAGTTTCGCCTGTAGCCGGGGTGTAGTCAGTCGGGGAAGTGTCAACAGTCAGCGTCCCTGTCGTGCCGTTACCACCACTCAAGTTGTACTGAGTCCCGTTCACCCAGGTCGTCTCAACGCCAGCGGAGTCACGCAGGATGGCCTTAATATCTGTCTCATCCCAGAATATGAATGTAATAGGGAAGGACGCGGTAGCATCATCGCCGTCGTATGAAAGTTTGTTTACTGAGCTAGTGAGCGTCATTGGTCTTCCTCATCGGTTCCTATGTTATCAAGGGAATCGAGTATTATGCCCCACGATTCATCCATCCCGTCCTTAAATTCACGCCTATCACGCTCAGAGAATCCTTCCCCGAGGTTTTCAAGAAGAACACCCGGGTCGCCAGTAGCGCCCTCGACCGCAAATCTTGCGATCTTAATGTACGCCTGACGTCTGATTACGTCCGTTGTCTCAGCCGCCATAACCTGCCTTAGCGCCTGTACAGTGTTCGGGTTTGCGATAGCATTCGCCAACATTCTACTTCCACCTAAAAACATAGTGACCATAACAAGAGATTGTAATCCAAATCCTGCTATAACACCGCCAGCCGCCGTTCCAGCGGTTATCCCTGGCAACAAAGCTCCGATAAATGCGCTAGTCCCGCCAAGGACTGCTCGGCGCATGACAAAAGTGGATGCTGATTCAATCGGGAAACCTTCAATCACTTTTGCCGCGTCAGCAATGTCCTCTAGCTCCCTTATCGTTACGCCGCCGGTCTTCTCTAGCATTGTTTTTAATGTCTGGTATTTGCTGGACTTTACATTGTCCAGGCCAAGAGTTCTTTTAAACTTCTGCACATCAAACCGCTTGCCGACCTGTGCGATGTCATCCATTGATCCGACAACGGCATTGTCTAGAACCTGAGATGTGAGTTCTCTGTATAGTTTTGGGGTCAGTAGCTTCGACAGATCAGCCATAGCCTCTGGGCTTTCAAGTTTCACGATCTTAGTCAATGTATCGACTGGAAGACGTGTTACCTCATCGGAAACGACCCCACGTAGTCCCTTCTTACTGAATGATCCGAACTGCTTGGCAATGGAAGTTTCCATCACATCAGTCAGCATGAATGAAAAATCTTTATCTATGTTCCTAAGCCTTTGGGCTATTTCAGCCGCATTGACGCCGCGAGCATTTGTCACCATGTCTCTTTGCGCAGCGGTTCGCAGGCCAGTCATTAATTTGATAGCGAATTTCTTTTGCGATGGCTCAAGGGTGGCTATAAATTCGTCAATACTTGATACCAACTCGTCCATCTGTTCAAGTGTCTGTGGGGTTCTTTTCAATCCTTTAAAGTTCGCGGTGATGAAATCAGACACTTTCTGTCTGACAGGGCTTAATGGCCCCAGCTTGACCTTTCCTGTTTTCGGGTCTACTATCCTGGTTCTTTTATTTTTCAATCGGTTTGCGGTTTGAGCCGCAACACGATTCAAGTTTGCAGGGACAACTCTCACGTTATGTTTTGCCGCTAGTTTATAAACCTCATCGTATCTCCTACTAAAGTCTTTACTGATAGCCTTTGCCAGCCCTTTAGCCTCACGGAACATGCTAATCCCTAGCTCATCTGCTGTCCTCTGGAACGGAGCTAGCCTCGCGGATAATCCTTTGATAGATTTCTCAATCTGCTTCTCTCCTGCCGCCGCACCTTTTCTGAGTGGCCCAGCGATCAATGGGAACTTCCCCATAATGACAACGAATGCTCTAGGAATGAGCCGAGTCCCTAGCTGGACCGGGATCAAGTCAATCCCTCTAGCTTTAGCGCGCTTGGCAAGAGCCATCTCCTCTCCACCCGCACCAACAAATATCTTCGTAGCTCCTTTGGTTGCGGCTCGTGCTAACGTCAAGCCTCCTGCTGTGGCAAACTCAAGGAGAATTTCTCCTTCAAGAACTATCCTTAGATCTTGAGGAGACAATCCTGCGATCTCTCTCGCCAACGGGCCTTCAGGGTCGATTACATTAAAGAATTCGCCCATCTCAAGCACCCCTTCCGGCAAGGCTGTGCCCACTACTGTGCCCGCGATTGCTCCGGCAACTGCGCCAACACCCGTGCCAATAATCGGGCCAACCACAGGAAGCCTTGCCCCTAATCTAGCGCCAAATCTAGCGCCAGCGGCGGCCCCGCCGAGCTGACTGGTGATCGTGGACCCCATCCTGATAAAAGGCATTGGGTCGTCAACATCTTCTCCTGTAATACGGTCTAGTATCTTCGTCCCGACAGTTCTCTCAGCAAAAGGCTCGCCTGTCCTCAATGCCTCAAGGCGTGCGTCCATGTCATCTCCGCCGAACGCATCCTCATCAAAGAGCGAATTGATTTTCGAGTCCAAGTCTTCATCTGACAATGGCTTGACTTCAGCAACTTCAGGTTGCGGACCCGCAAACAAACCGCGCAAATCTGAAATAGCCTGTTTCCCGGACTCCGCTATAGAGCTAGGAATCCCTTCAACAAAATCAAGGAACTTTTTCTCGCCGTCAGATCGCTCGAGATTATCAGCCTTGCCTTCTGAAACGGAGAACGGCTGGTCTGATATAGTCTCTTCCTTTTCAGGTATAGGGACGCGCTCGGACTTAGCCTTGCTTGTGTGATCTGGGAGTACGGTATTTTCAACCATTATTTGCCTTGCTGTTTATTGATCATTTTCCCTACCATAACTGCGGCACCCGCAAGGTAGTTAAAGTCGTTGTTGCTACCTAGCAACTTCCTTAACTCCCTGTCTTTCATAGCTCTCAGTTTTTCAATAGAAAACCCTGAAGCTTTAGCCATCTTTGGCCCAAACACTCCGCGTGGTTTGATGGCATCTCGAAAGGTTTCTCTGGTTATCTGAAGTTCTCCTACTACTCCGGTCTTAGACACTTTGCTTTTTGACGTCCCGAAGCGGGTTTCTGCCGCGTAAACACCAACCATCAATTGCAGGAACTTGTCGTGAGACAATCCAAGAAACTGCAGGTCATCTTTAATAGCAGATTTAGCCTTATTCAAGACAGACTTCATGCGCGTAACATTAATCCGCTCTTGCTTATTAAGCTTACCTGCTTTCTCTTGGGATATTCCGAGCTGGGCGTTTTTGTTCCATGTTGCTTGTTCTTGCTTTCCGGCGGCGTTATAGTTTACAGCCCCAAATTTAGCGGCCCCTTCAGGTGTGGCGACCTGTTCAGCTATGCGACCGCTACCAACTCCCCCAGAGCTACTAAGACCATCATCAGCGCCATTGCCAATCTCATCTAGCGTCACTCCCTTTTGGACTATTGAGTCTTCTTTCTCTTCGCTATTTTGGATTTTTTTTTTACCGTCATCCACGCCTTCAAATGAGAACTCAGCCCCTTGGCTGACGGATGATCCAGAGAAATCATCAGCCTGCTTCGGCGTATTCCCTTCTATTGCGTCAATCAACGCCTGCTTCTGCTCAGAGGTAAATGTCGCTTTGATCGTTTCCTTGCCTGTTTTATCAAGAAATACCTGCGCCTCCTCCTGACTCATGGACGGTATATCCTCAGCTGTCATCTTTGAAACTTTCTTGCGAGTCTCGTTCAGAAGTTCTTTGATTTTTCTTGGCTTCTTTGTGCCTAGCCCACGAATCCTCTGCTCAAGCTCTTTAGAAAACACCGGGTTCTTCTCCTCAAACTTCTGGAATTCAGAGAAAAATGAGTTCTTACCGGGAGGAGAAAGCTCACCGTTCTCAGCAACAAAATCATCCGCCATCTGCGCCATCTCGATAACACGGAGAGACTGCCCTTCAAGAATATCAGCGACAATTTTATTACCCTCTTCAGTCCTAAACAACTGAGGTAAGCGTGACTGAATGAGATTAATGAGCGGTTGCCCGGAACGACCTTTCTTAATTTGCGCTAAAAACTCCTGAGCTATTGTGTTAATTCCGTTCTCCAGAGCATCTGCCGCTTCAGCGCCAGTCAAACCTTCAATATTCAGATCAACCCCAAAGGTATTCCCAAAACGGGCAATTACCTGACGCGCACCGCCTAAAGTACCCGTCTTAAAAGCTCCAGAATCAAGCGCGGCTTTAATCTGCTTGACAGAGTTTAGGACTTTTGTGGAGCTTAAAGAATCTTCTTGCATCAATCGAAGCCTGTCAGCGTCGTTTCCGCCTTGCGCCGCCTGGAAAGCGGTTTCACTTTTCCCGGCTGTATTGATCTGGATGCCACGGTTCCCGAACACAGACCGCACCATCTCCTGTGCCTCAGGGTCGCCTTCAAACTGCTTGAATAATGCGACACCTATGGCGGCACTGTTCGCAAGCTCCTCTGCTTTGGTTTCCTTAGGGATTACGTTCTTCCCTGCGGCAAGACTTCGCGGCAGAAGGATTGGATTGCCATCTGGACCCTCTACTTCAACTAAAGGCTCGTTCTGCAATGTGGTGATCTCAGTTTCTAGCCTGCGGATGTCAGACTGATCGGTGATGTTTCTCTGGATGTGCGCGTCTTCTAGCATTCTCCGAGCATCCGCTAGCTTCCCTGAATCTATCAACCCGTCAATTGTATCAAGCGTTACAAAGTTTCTAATCTCCATACGCTCGGCACGCTCCTGATCTGGGGTGAGGTCATCAACATTTCTGTCGACTATTTTTTCCCCTTGCTCTAGGGCGTCACGGAAATTAATAGGGTTAGACCTTGTTTGGACACGCAACTCATCCTTCTCTTTGTTTCTCTGGTCTTGTTGGATGTTGTCAATCTCAATTTTTGATTCTTTTGACAGTCCGGCTGTGGCGGATCGTCGAAGATTACTAAGAGACTGGAATAGTTTGGCGGAGCTATCCTCATCGCCAGTGACATCAAGATGCTCGTTCACTGTCAGTTGTATCTGGCTATCCAGCGCTTTCCCAAACTCAGCAAGCTCATCTAGGTCCGTCAGAGAGCTATTCTGCCGGAAAGTATTCATCGTTTCGTGTAAATTATCCTCGTAATTCTTGATGGCAACTGACCGCTTGACGCTGGCGTTAGCTTTTCTGGTGTCATCTTCTAGTTTAGCCGCACGTTCCTTAGCTAAAGCATCCTCCCTGCCAAGTTGCGCGCCAATTTGAGTGAACGTGTTTGACACATTAGCCCCAGCACTCTCAAGAGCTCGCCCTTCCAGCCCACCAAAAGCGCCTGCTGGAGCGTTAATCCCAGGGTCAGATACAGGTGCAACTCGGGTGATGTCACCGCCAGTAGTCTGCTGTGAATTTCTGCGTCTTGCGCTTCTTGATGTTCCTCGCTTAGGGAGAGTTGCCATAGCTTACCTATAATTTAAATTAGAATAATCCGGCCTTGCGACCGCCAACTAAGAAAGAACTCGCCCCTGATATCAAAGTAGACCCGGCTTTGATCTGCGAGGCGGACTTGGCGCTACGCCCAGCCGACCTCGTTAACTCAGCACTTTGCAGGAGCCGGGTAGAACTGACTTCCCCTTGGTTCAAGAGCTTTTGGATGTTTAATTCCTTTTCTATCTCAAGGTCTTCGGAAACATCGACAGCACTACCGCTGAATGCCTTTCCGAGTGCCCCTGCCTCAGCACGGTTAGTCGCCTGCGCTCGTGAAGCCTGCCTTGCGAAATCAGAAGCCTTGATCTTAGCGTTCTCTGTCTCTCGTTGCGCCTGTTGACCGGCAACGTCAGCTTGAAAATCAGCTTGGTTCTGAGCCGCCTCCCCTTGTCGCAGAGAGCCAAGGAAGCTGACAGCGGTCCCAATACCCCCCATAATCAAAGCCCCAGCCGCCAAGCTGATGCAATTAGCGTGTTTTAGTAGTCGCGGGATCTCGGAGCTTACCCCGCAAGCCTGATCCAGCATACGCTCGTCAATCATGACGTCGCTCCATTCACACATTCCATAATATTTCCGGTTTAAATTCGGAGGTTATCATTAGACCGGCATCCCCCGGTGCGATGAACTGCCCTGCCCTGGAAATCAACCCAAGCGTCAAACCGAGATCATTGGGGTCTGTTTTTTTTGCATCTGCCAAAACAATGTTCCCGTAGGTCGGCTGTGAGCAGAGGGGCATACGCTGTGCCACTCCATCTACAATCTTCGCTTCTAACTCTCCAAATGTCTTGCATGACATGGCGGACACGAGCCGCCATGCCCCAAACTTGCTATGGTAGCGATCACGCCAATGCGTTATATCTACCCCATTCATCACTTTGATAGCCCCGGCGATGAATGTCCCGCAGTCCGCACCCCCCCATTTGAAGGGGCGTGTCGATTCTTGGATAATATAAGCATCTAGTCTCTCTACCCAGTCGTCATGTCTCATGATACCGCGTTCAGTTGAATTTCAGGAGCGATAGCCAGCACCGTAAAAGGGGCAGGATCGTCGCTTTTAATCACAATGCGGCTGTCTGTTGTCCAGCCGTCATCAAACTCATAGTAGACATCCCCGGTAAACAGAGGGGTCGCCGTGTCCATAGGGTCAGACGCCTGCCGGAAAGCCCGAGTCTCTAGGGTATCAGCGTTAGGGCCGAACTTAATAGTATGGCTATCTTTTAAGATGAACCCGACCCCAACGATTCTCTGCGTTTTATTCAACGCTGTCCCTGCTGGGTTGCCACCCTCAAATCTCAATGTCTTGTACTGGTGCGTATATCCAAGCCCTACCTGCACCACGGAAGCGGCGATATCTAAAGTGATTGACCCGCTAGAAACCGTCTTATCCGGCTGGATAGCTCCGTCAGCCCATATCCTAACCGTCTCACCCTCAAGATGGCTCAACCCTGTAATACTTGTAGTTGAAGTTGAATCATAGGTCAATAAGGAATCAATGTAGTACGCATCCTCCTGATCGTCATTATCCTCGTAGTCCTGCTCAAACATCTCCACGTACCGCTTGGTTACGCTGTTGATTGTGCGCTTCACGATCACCCAAACCTCATCACGATCAGTAGAATCATGTGTCTGCCCTGATCCGTTTGTGCCGGGCATAACCGCTACACTCTCGGCAACTGCATCGCCAGAACCAAAAGAACCCCCAAGGATATACCTTGCCCAAGCAACCACATCTTCTTTTCGCCGGAACGTCATTACCGGCATTACGCCATCGGATCTGACTGTCCACACAAGAGAGTCCGGCTCTTCAGCGAAGTCCATCTCCACGGTCCCGTTACGTGTGATATGCTCTGCAAGCCTTGTCATATCGAACGCCTGATACCCATCAGACTCAAAAGTAAAGCCAAATTCAAGGATTTTCCTCAAGCCCCGCTGGACAAACAGGACTATATTGTCTACTCGTAGTGGTTCAATGTCCGCTGACTTGCGGGTAATCTGTCGCCTGACAGCAATATCTGATGGTTTGAGTACCCCGCCGTTGGTGGCCGACGGTATCCATTCTCCTCCTGCCGTACCCATAGCCAAGGTATCCTCGCCTGCGCTCATCCAGAAGATAGCGTTGACATCATCGGCTGAGATTGTGACGGTGATAGCATCGTCATCTTCCACTGTGCCGTCGAAAACCCCTGTAGTCGGGTCTGAATCTGGTCCTTGATTCTCAATATCAGAAGTTTGGGAGGCCCAGAAAGTTTGCGGCTGGTCCGCCGTATTAGCGGCGAACAGCCTTTGCTCAAAGAAAGCCCCTGTAGATGGATACCCGGTTGTCGAAGACCACGCGCCTAACGCCCACGTTGTTTCTGCCCCGGATGTGGAGCCTACCACCCTTTTAATATCAACAACAGCTGTAGTGGTAGATGTAATACTTGTGATGACACCCCATCCCCATTTTGTTGGGGTCTGCGTGTATCTGATAGATCGCCCTATATCTGTAGTCTGGAACCCAAGCCCACCGTTAATGCCAACGGTAGATGAGGCAACAAAATCAATTTCATTGCCCGTGTCAGCGGCAGGATTGATCGTCGTGGTTGTCGTGTTGTCCTCAAGCCAAGGACCATCCTGCCAAGCAACCTCGACTAGCGACCATGTGGTATGACCTCGCCTTTCCAGCTTATAGACAGGATGATCTGCATGGAATAAATATAGAACGTCGGCGGATTGTGGTCCGTCAACCTGATAGAGTTGCCCCTCCGTATAAGGAGTGACCAGCATCAGCGGCTCATTGTCAAATAGGAATACATCGTCAATTTGCAAAAACTTATCTATAGTATGCAGGAATTGAACATAGAAGTCTGCCGCGGTAGATGTGAAGGCATAACTGTGCCAGCCTACCCCAGCCTCAAAATCATCAACAATTTGTGTGCCTTTACTGGAAGTCCCGATCCTGAGTTTGATTTTGTCTCCCGGAGCACCTATGACTTTAAATCTAAGAACGTGTTCCACGACCAAAGCGTTCGTGACCTGCTGTTCAGCATGGGCATCGTCGTTCCCGTCTGAAGTCAGTGTCATCCTGCGATTAGTCGCATCATGAGCGATAGACCCACCGGCACCAGACTGATCTGTCCAGTTAGTAATATTCGATTCAAACGTGCTGTTAGTGATGGATGCGGTCACATCGTTCGTCTGAATCTGAGCTTGGTTCCTGTAGAATCGAAACTTCTGCTCGCCCATCTCAACTATATACGCCTGTGTTGTGGAAAACTGGAACCTCTTTAATCTGCTTTTAACGGCAGAGTCGGTTGTCTCCTTAATAAACCTAGTACCTGATCTTCGCATAGCCCCACCCTCCGACAATGGCACCATGTTTTCCAGTATTTCAACGCCGTTCGGGAACTTTACAAAGTCCACCCGTGCCGCTAATCTTGGGCTGAGTTCCCCTGCGTTACTAGATGTTTTTAAAGGGTTTAATTTTGGCAATTAAAACTCCCGTCCGCCAACAGAATTATGTGATCTGAATCTGGATGTTACCCATGATCCACGCGGTCTGTTCACCGGGAAGGAACCCATAGAATCAACAGCCATAGCACGCCCTAGTGCAACTCTTGCTTTCTTCGCAAGTTGCTCTTCCAGCGTGTTCGAGTTGGCTAATGGAACAGCCATGTCTCTGGCTAAAGCAATCGTAAAAGCATTCCTGAACAACGCTGTCATTAGGTTAGGGTCTTCCTCAAACCTGACATAGTTTAGGAAGAGATCCTCTGAGCTAGACTCCAGCACGTTTTGAGAGCCGACCTGGCCGTGTTTGTACATCACGTTCCCGATAGTCACGTCGTTATTTGACACTGAAATTGTTCGTATCCAGTCAGCAGGCAGAACAAAAGCATTGTCAAACTCAGTGGCAGGGGCGGTGGAAGACTTGGCTAACTGTACCCGCGTGCTGGCAAATTTCCATTTGCCGGACGCTAGTAATGTCTTCAGAACCTCATCATAGATATCACTGACAACATTCGCTGGTTTGGTTCCCTGATCGAACGATGTGATGACACCGGACCCAATCATTCGGAATGATCTGTTTGCCACCTGTACCTTGCTTGGCATTTAAACCTCGGCAGTTAAGGCTGGTAACGGGAGATCGCCTCTGGCTATAGAGTACGCATCGGCTTTGTCTTTCACATCAGCTACCACAAGGCCATCAGCGATGACATGGTAGCTTCTGGACCCTACAATCCACTTGACTTTTGCATCTTCGGACTTGATAAACTCAGGAGCAGGCTCGTCAAATCCCGGCTCGATAACCTCTTCCGTCTCGTCGATGTCTTTGAATCGTGTGATGGAATTGCCAAGAGGTCTAAAGTCTACCGTATCGTTCCTGATGGACACGACTATTCCCTCGCACATAGAACGCAATACTTGTTCTCTCAGTTCCGGGTTCTTCGTATCGAACTCCATCAAGCAAATCTTGTCACCCGGAAGGAAGTTCCCGCGCATGGAACGGAAAAAATCCTTGTCAAAACAGACATCCAACGGATGCCCGTAGCAAAGATAGTTGTACAGCTTGCCAGTTGTGCCATCTTCAGGCTTCGTTAAGTTAGTGGCATTTGCCATGCTGATTTCCCTAGACATAAGTTCTCCTGTGTGTTTTATTTGCCTTGCTTCATTAAGATCTTCATTTCACGATCCCAATTCACCAAGGGTTTCCTGATTTTCTTTTTTTCTGGCGACATCTGGCGCTCTTCACCTAAGTCTGTGGCACGAGGGTCGCCTACAGCATAGACGGCGAAGCCCATTTGTTCTAGTATCTTGCAGACTTCCATGAATTCGGCTCTAGTCATTTTATTCTATGCTACGACAGGTAATGTTGCGGACACACCACCAATCCCGACGACTAACCACCCGCCCAAAAGGAAAACCAATTCTACAGATTCTCCGGCTGTAGTGAATGTTATATCCGTAAATCCCAAAGCATTTGCAGGAGTTAAAACACCACTTCCCCCATCTACCACATGGGCAACCGTTTTTCTCTGCCCTATATAAGCACCATCAGCGAGGGTAAGCGCATCAGCAACTCCGGTACTTGTGAATTCGGTAATCCTTGAGAGAATATCAACTGCACCGGCCCCGGAAAGTGACTGAGAAATGTCGATATCCGTGACAACATCATCCATCGCTTGACTCATCGTGACAACATCAATATCCCCGGCCACAACATGAGTTTGGAGATCATCTATGAAAGTCCCGAATTTAGCAATTGAGATCGCACTCTCTTCTGTTCCAGCCGCCGTAATTTGATGAAACAGAATAACAATCATCTGCTTATTGGTAACAGCTTGATCAACAAAACCTGCCAATGTCGCGGTTGAGGTTGACGGACCAACCGAATTGCATCGCACGGCATTCCAATCACCCGGCGGGTACGTTTCTAGGATAGTCTCATTTCCACCGTGTCTGCCGGATCGAAACTTTCTCTTAATGAGGTCATACAATAGCTTGTCAAAATCAGTATTCGCATAGGCAAAATGGTAGATACTCGGGAACCCTTCCTCGCTCATGATCTGTATGTCTGCATCAATCAGTTCTTCCTTGTCCTGAATTGTCCCAGAATCATCCGGGTGCGTGCCCTGCGTTCTGAGCGCTATCTCCCATCCATGCAAATCCTGCAACTCAAGCAACTCGTCATAAGTGACTCTACCGCTAACACCTACCAGATCGGTTCGTATGTAAGACATGCCAGGGAATCCGTATTCAGACATTTTCTTTTTTCCTTGGTCGTATTGATCGTCATGCCCTTGGTCAAAAGCAAGAACAACCTTGCCTCTCGGTTGTTCTTTAAAAGTCCCGAGAGTCGCCCAATTGAGTTTTATAGTTCCGGTTCCGGCGTCATCTAGGACCATTTGGACTTTAATGATGGCCGTCCTATCCGGGGTTCCAGAGGTAGTGGCGTCACCGAACCCTAGAGAAATCACCGCCCACTCACCCTCGACAACATATTGCTTCCCATTGCTGTTTTTTAAGAAATCCCATGTGTACCAATCGCTAGCAAAATTTGTATCAGAGGATGCGTAGAAATTAAGATTGTTGTCGCCACTCTCAACATTTGCTATGTCCGCCAATAAAACCCGTATAATAAAACCCTTCCCGGTCATGTCAATGGTTGGCGAGAAAGCACCGCTCCTCGCCGCGCCAAAGGAGCTGTCCCCAGGAGAGGTGTATTTTAGGCTTTGCGTACCGTTTAGATGGACTACAGCATCATTAGCTACTGTGCCATTGCCGGATAAAGCAAATCCATGCGAGCCACTGAAATCGGTAATTCTTGTCTCTAGAAGTTTTGGCGGGGGAATTAGCGCCGGATTATTCGTAGGGGTCGTGGAAAATGTTGTCACTACTCCACTGGAGATAGAGGAAACTTTTAACGCATACTCCCCTTCAGTCCCAACGACATTTATAGTATCGTTGACAGCAAGGTTTTGGGTGTCGTCAGAGTTGTTGAAATATCCGGCATCGGAAACATCCACTCTGGTATCCACGTCCGATTGGTACTTATATGTCGCAAACCCAGGCGGCATACTGTTCAGGTTGTAGAGATTAATTTTATTGAATGCCATTACGATTCCATATCCGGGTATTGTCCACTCCGCCTGCACCAACGGGAATAGTGTTTTAATCGCAAATCTATCTTCTTTGCTATTTTGGTGGCTTCTTTTAGCATTCCTTGAATCTTTTCGTCGTCTGTACTCTCAGAAATCTTTTTCAAAATCCCGCAAAGAGTCATTTTTGTGCCGTTATCATTGAACATAAAAACCTTCAAAACAACTGGGGGTCGTGAAACCCCCAGTGTGCTGATTTATAACTTAGGTGCTAATGAAAGGTGTTGCTACCGTCCCGGTAGCTACTGCTGATCCCTTGATAGCCCATGATCCAGTGACGATATCTTCAACTTCAACCCAGTCACCCGGAGTTGCAAGTCCAGTCGTAGACCGAGCAAACAAGATCCTGTCAAAGTCGTCAGCGGCCTGTGCCGCAAACGAAATCGTTGCGTCAGCCGTGTCAACGTCGATAATAGAGCAGTGACCTACGAACTCGTCAGTACCGACACATTTCACTTCATGACCGTTGGACGTAGCTAAGGTAGTGACCACAAATCGAAACTTCATCCCAGTACCAGTAGCCGCCGGAAGAGTCACAACTGACCCTGCCGCCGTATCCCAAGCGATAGTTCTGCCATCGTGCGCCAGCTTCGTTAATGTTAACGTGCTACCTGCTGCCAAAGGAACGGAGCTCGCCCCTGAAACTGACCCGGTAGAAACTGCGCCTGAGGAAAGACTTGAAACATAAAGGCTGTAACCGCCTTCGTCGCCAATGACCGTAACCATGTCATCAACTGCCAAAACCTGATTGTCGTCGTCGTTATTGAAGTATCCAGCGGCTTCCACGACAGCACGGGCATCGGTATCTGATTTATACAGATAGATCCCATAGCCTTGAGGTCCGCTATAGACGTTCAATAAGTTAGCTGTAGTAAAAGCCATTTTTTAAACTCCAAAAGAAAGGCTGGTGGCCCCCGCTAAGGGACCACCCTCCTGATTAGTCGCTGTTAGTAACGTTGCCAGCCAATGCTTCAGCCAAGTCAACTACCCCTGCCGCTGAAACGGTCATGACCATGTGGATGCCCCAACCAGAAATAGTTCCGCTTCGGACTGCCGTAGCCCAATCAACCGCTAGAACAATGTCCCCTGGAGCCATGTTCAGGGTATCGTCAGAGTTATTGAAATAACCTGCGATATCAACCAGCGAGTTGGCATCAAGATCATCGTAACGATAGATCGAAAAGCCATTCACTGAACTGATCTGAGTGAGATTACCCGGTGTGTAAGCCATCGTATAACCTCCCTTATGACTGTGCTGGAGCCGTGGTATCAGCCCAGTTGCCCTCGATAACACCAGTGTCATCAATGAGAACTGCACCACCCGACATAGCATGGTTGACGAAATGAGCCGCACGGTCGCCATGCCAAGTAATATCAGCACCAACAGAAACTTCACTGTCTGATGAAGCTAAATTAGCGGCGTGTTCACCGGTTGCATAGGCGATGGCATCCTCGTTCCAAACAAAGAACTTGGAGGTGGCGGTGCCGACTCCCGGTACTGCGGAATGAACCATCCACTTAACGCCAAGCCATTCTTTAAACATTGGAGTTCCCAGTGGCACTGATTTGTTATGCTCCAACCCGTTAGGACCAACGAAATCAGCATTCTGGAACTGCTCAACGCCCATCAGTCGTTCCCAACCAACAGGAGAAAGCACGCCCCACATCCTGCCGGGCTCATAGGAGTCAAGACGAACCAAGTCACCTACCATCTGAGTGATACCAACACGGACATCAACAAAGTTCGTGACAGTGACAGTAACAACAGTCTGAGAAGTGCCGTCAAGAGCGGTGAGGATCTGACTGTCAACCTTACGGCCAAGAGCCATAGCACCACCACGGGCGATAGCATCACGCTCGTTGATGTTGGTTTTCGCCAAGTCCAAACGATCTACCCAGTCACCGGCATAAAAGTCAGCCAAAGTTGCGACAGGTGCCGTATGAGTCTGGTTCATGGGAGTGATCGTGCCGTGACGAGCCTTAGTGGTCGCCGTGCCTTTACCAATCTTTTGGAATACGGCGGTTGAGCCGATAACGCCTGTTTGCATTCGTACTGCTGGGCGGAGCTTTGCTCCGTTTAGCTGGAAGACGTCGTGTACTTTCCGCTCGTAGGCGGTAATAAACGCTGTGTCAATTGAAGTTGACATGATTACCTCGTGAAGAAATTAAGAGGGTCACATCGTCGAGGGAGCCGCTAGATAATAGCGGCTGACGGGGTAGCCTTTTCAGGGGCCGTTTCGTCGCTTGTGCGGGGCTTTTCGGATATGTGTTGTTACGCTATAATAAGGTGCCGGGGCCGTATTGGGTGATCCGACACCCTATCTGTATCAGGTGTATGATATATTGTCAATACTTTTTTACTGTATTATAAAAGATACGCATATTTTTTTTAAGTGTATACAAAAAGATACACTTCGTTAGATGGTCCAAGGGTTTTATTTTATACAGGAACCCGAGGCCAAACCTGCTGGTCCGGTAGCGAAGTTCCCGACCTATTTTCTAGGTTTCTTCGGCTTCGGCTTGCTTCCGTGCTTAGGCATAGCGACTCTCCGGAATTTTATTAAAACATGCGTAACTGCCATGAAGGTGGTATGCGGCAACATTGTAAGTCTCAGCGGCGTCTTCCTCCTTATCAAACCTTCCCAAGAGGATCTTTTTGCCATCAAATGTGATTTGGGCGGCCCATTTGGACCGCTCAGTATGCCACCATACCCCCTTGTATTTTGATTTAGATTTTGGGATAGCATGACGATTATAATGATTTTGCGTATTTGTAACAGAGCGCAAATTCAACCGTCTATTATCTAGCGTGCTCCGGTTAATATGGTCCGTCTCCATCCCTTTAGGGGTGTCATTTATCACCCTGTGCATCAGGATGGTTCTCGAGCGCCCGAATCTCTGTACCTTGCGCACGGCATATCCGTTTGAATAATACCACTTAAAAGCATTCAATATGTGGTAGTCGTCATAATCAACTAAGGCACGTTTCCCTTGCGTTAAAGTAATATACGGCATTAGCTTTTTCTCCCTGATCGTCCAACGACATCGACGCTACCATTCATCTTGGCGTAAAGCGCCTGTTCTTTGTCGCTCCAACGCTGTGCTTCTTTATTACGTCCTGCGGCTTGAGCTTCATTACGCTTCGTGATAGCAGTCTCGATTTCCTCACGGACATCGCCTTTCTCGCTATCGCTCATAGAGTCTCCGAGTCCAGCCTCAGACATTTCACGACCTACCTTGGCAAACATTCGGACGATAGTAGGGTGGTCCAAAAGGAACTTGCCATCAACCTCCATCGTTTTAGCTGATTCAAAATCTTCTCCAAACATCTCGACTGCACCACGATTAGCGGCGCTCAAGTTCTTATCGTAGTCCTTGCCCCAGTCTTCCTTTAGGTCTTTAGAGGCCTGCTCCGCGAACTCCTCTTGGATGATTTTACCAGCATCCGCCTCTTGCACCATATCAGCCTTAAAACCTTCGATCAGGGCTTTAGCCGCGGAAGAACTAATGTTGTTGTCATGGAAGACCTTGCCCCATTTGTCGAAAGACTCCTGCTGAGTCTCCGACAATTCCTGGCCTTCCTCAATCCCGAAGTCGTACTTATCTGAAGATTCAGGGATATCCCATGCTTTACGGAAAGTTTTCATTTCATCGTCTGAGGCGTCTTTCCCTGGTTTCAGTCCGCCCTTAGAAAGTTTCTGACGTAGCTCCAAGTGTCCTTTAGCCAAGTCCTCAAAGCTATTGAAACGCTCTGCATTCGCACGAATCTTATCATCCGTAATGCTGGCCCTGAGAGTGCTAAACGGGGACTCCTCAGTTTTCTCGGTTTCAGTGGTAGTCTCTTCCGTAGTTTCTTCTTTCGTCTCTGCCGTGGTGTCTTCCGTAGTTTCTTCTGTAGTCTCATCGGTCATTGCGTCGTTACCTTTTCTTTGGTTTTTTACTGACTGCTTTTTTAGGTGGATTCATTTTTGGTTCTAAATTGATTGTCCTTAATAATTGCAAGACAAGGTTTCTTTCGCCGAGCATCACAAATATATCTCGGTCTTGCTGTTCACGGTTGGCAGGGATTGCGCCGTACAATTTCCCCCAACCCATCAGCTCATAAAGAACACGCTTACCTTCCTCAGTACCAAGAAACAACCGCCTGAAATCACGGTATCTATCCATCTTGGTGTATTCTCCCCTGCCGTAAAACCCTTCAGCGAGGCTCCCTATAAACTCTTGGATGTCATCCATGCTATCTCATCATCTTTCCGACGTTTTGGCGAAATCCCTCATGCAAAACAAGGTCTGACGGCACAGCTTCTACCTTCCCAGCGAAACTACCGTAAGGTATCCTAGCGCCGCCATATAATCCTAATCGAGTAATAGCCATAGTTATATAATGATAAAGGTGTCACCCGATGATGGGGCGTTTGACAACGCTGTCACGGTCAGTACGCCATCTGTATCGGCAAAGTCCGTTATATCTGTTGCTTCATTTATAGCCGCACCACTTGTGAAAATAACTGTCCTGCCGATGTAGATATCATCGCCACCCGCAAGGTCGGTGTTTATAACTGTGGTGCTTGGCGTTCCTGCTGCTATCCCAGGAATAATTTGCAATGCTGACTTCTCAAGGTTGTCAGCGGCGGTAGAACTTGTGCTGATTGCCAGCAAGTCTGACTTCATGTTCCCGCTGGATAATGCCGCTGGCAGGCGAGATTGGATATCCTCTGTGTCAGCCTGAATCCCGTCTAGCTCGCCCTGTAATGTGGTGCTGGTGTCTACAAGGACATCGCTGAGAGCTTTCCCGGTTGTCCCTGCGGTTGTATGGCCGCTTGTAGCCTCGTCCCACACTCCGTCAGCAATTTGTGATACTGGGTGGATATGTGTAGCAACAATAAGAAATCCATCGTTGTTGCTAGGTGCTGATGTTAAAACTTCATCCAAAGTAATCTGCCCATTAGTGTTAGCAAAATCCAAAATCGGACGCGCTTGTCCAGTTAATGCGCCAGAAGTAAATACCACCACACCGTCATTCCAGAAATCATCGACCTCGGTTAAATCTGTATTAAACACTGTCGTTGTAGCGGCGGCCCCAGGATCATCAACAGCAGAATCTGTCGAAACCAATCCTTCATTTAACTTGCGAAGACGACGACCAGCCGAATTAGACACATCATGAGTTGCTCCAGTTAGAGCCTCATCCCAAACTTTATCTACTGCGGCATCTTCAAACCCAGTAGCATCAATCGTGCTGTCCATGCGGCTATTCACAAGAGCGGCAGGGAGGCGGGATTGTATGTCTACTGTGTCAGCGAGAGTTGACGCAACATCAACGCCTTTGATAGCCCCATCCGTGTTGACTGTTGGGCTTCCGGTGAGGTTATTTACCAACGCTTTATAGGTTCCGCGAATCTCAACGGACGCATCGGCTCCGTTTAATGTAACGGTTCCGAGTTCACCACTGATGGTAATCACATCCCCTGCCTCTAAACCTGACACTGTAAGAGTACCCGACCATCTTCTCCACTCGGTAGTGATAGTTTGCCCTGCTGTTTTTGTAAAAGTCGGCCCTCCGGCGCCCGCGACTCCTGATTGACTGTTGATAATATGATAATCGCCTGCCAGAGTCATTGTTACTGTGCTAGTGAAGCTACAGGATTCTGCGTGTAATAGCTGAACAGAAGCAGTCCCAAATTCACAATTATCAAAACGGACTTCCGCCGCCGATACACCTACCCCCGTAACCACATTAGAGCCTTCAAAATAAGACCCAGCTATATTTTGCCCACCAAGAGCCAATGTCCAGTTATCGCCAAAGAACGATTTATTTACAGTAGATGCCGTAAGCGTTATGGTTGACCCATTTATGATGTGGAAATCACTGAGCGTCAAAGCTGACGCGATAGTAAAAGCGTCTCCAATGCTTAAAACTGCGTTATCGGCCACCCCATTAACATTGATTTCAGTTCCTGCTGTTCCGCCAACTGTATTAACCCAGACTTGCCCATCCTGGTAGCCCGCTGTCTGATTTATGCTGACTGCGGAAATAGTACTTCCATCAACACTGAGATTGGATGGGGTTGTGGCTAGCGATATGAGTCTTATATAAACTTTCCCTAAATCTGAACCAGTACCCGTATGCTTCAACAAAATTCTAGGATCAACAACTATATTGGCTGTTCCGTTTGCCCCGGTGATAACGCCAATAGTCTCCCAATCAGCACCAACAAAATCGTATATCTGGGTCGTTATTACGTCTCCGTTTCCTTGAGCAAAACCTGTAAGAATTAGTTGATTCGCCGCCCGGCCACCGCCAACAGCGTACTCATATACAACATCAATCACGTTGCCAACATCATCAATATCATGGTAAACGCCATCTACAGCTTGAGTGGCAGAGAAAGTACCACTTTGGACAGAACCCACGAATACAACACCCTTGATGGATGAGACTATTGTTTCTGAGCCACCAAAAGTCTCTGAAACGAACGACGCTGTTATGACAATTTCATTAGTAGTCTGACTTACAATATCCTCCACGCCATTGTAATTTGTAGTTCCGGCTATCGTGACCTCATTTCCCGCAATGAAGGCGTGCCCTGTAACTGGGATACCAACAAGGCCGGAACCCTTATCAACAGCCCCCGCATTATCTATCGTGTCGGTGATTGTATTGTCATGCGTTGCCGCGATATTCACACTTCCTCCAGCACTTGCGCTGGTTGCGTTGGCTTGGCTCTGTGTGGCAGGGAAAGTATCCCCGGTCAAACCCGTTGTATCGTATTGGAGCTCAAGATTGTCTGCGGCAGTTGTGTCTGTGCTGATTGCCGTCACATCGGATGACATAAGACCGCCAACTAGAGCAGCCGGAAGGCGAGTTTGAATATCATCGGTGTCTGACTGCACAGCCGCTATCAAGCCCGGCACATCATCCCCTTGCAGTTCATTCGTATCCGCCACAATAGTAGCTGTCTCAGCTTTGATAGCGATGATATCAGCGGCAACATCATCTCCTGCGGCGTTCGTGATGACAGCGGCTTGAATCAACTTAGTAACAGCCAAGGCTCCTCCAGCTCGTTCGATAGAGAATGCCCCGATCCATGCGTTGATAGTTCCACCGTCAACCGTTGTCCCTTCAACTCTGACTGCGTATTCAGACCCGGTAGCGTAAGCGGCGTCAGCACTGGTGTCAATTGTCACCATGTGATTACCGGTGATGCTGTCAAAGTTGATGACCACAGTTGCCCCATCGGTAACTATCTGGGTCAGACTGGCATCCTTATGGACCTTGATGTCAGCGTCAGCCAAGTTTGTGATAGTAACCGAGGCTGATGGATCGTCACTGCTGAAGGTGTTAAACGGTATTAAAACCGTATCATCCTCAGCAAAATCTCCAAAATAACTAATCATAGATTACACCTATTACCTTTTTGCCGATTTTCTGATACAGTTAGCCATTGGAGATTTTCCGCAATGTGAAGGCCGCTAATGTTCTTCCCTTTTAAGGGAATGATATGGTCTACCTCGTGTCCGCTAGGGCAACACTCGTAAAAGCGCTTTATGGCCTCCATGTCAGCCCACGACGGTGTTCTTTGAAGCCTGTCTGCGCGATATTTAGCCCCCCTAGCGTTCACCTTGCCGGGGTTAGCTTTAGCCCATCTCTTGTTACGGGCGAGGATTTCTTCTTTATTGCCCTTATAATATTTTCTACAGGTGGCCGCCCTTACTTCTGGGTTAGCCTTGTAATAATCCCGCGCCAAAGTCAGCACCTGCACTTTATTGGCCTCATAGTATTTCTTTTGGGTTGCTAGAACCTTTTCCGGGTTTGCCTTGGCCCATCTCCGCTTGCAATCCGCTCTTGCTTCTGGGTTTTTATAAGGCATTATGAAATCGGCCCTCCAAATGGCCCGTGCAGTGGATGCCCAAGTGGGCCTTTAGGATTTGATAATATCACTGGTACTCGGGCGAAAGGGTGGCGGGAAACCTTTATAAGCCCCCAAGGGTCAAGATAGACTTGATATATCTCACGTTGAGTGAGTACCCTATTCCAAATTAACGCCATAGGGCATGAACCAATAAGCCCCTCCGCAGGGGATGAATCAGAGCGATTCATTAAATTTACCGTTGTTGTTTCAATAAACTCAGGCGCGCCAGCACTAGCATACGACTTTGTGCCCCCATGTTGAAAACCGTTCCTATAAAAAGTTACTGTTTGCCCTTCTGCGGTTGCACCATATAAATTAAACCCATCGTTGCTATCTATAAACCCAGCATCAGATTCAACCGCGTCATTTACTCCCCCAACATCTTTCGTGAACCGCCCATTCGTATCATTCCTTCGGGCAAGCCTGATCCCCGCGAATGGAGTGGTCCAACTTCCATTTCTGGACGGCACACACAACAGGTTAGAATCTTTTGCAGATGTAATAACATTTGCCCAAACCAGTACAGTGTGATTAGGACCAATACTCTCAACTGCTGGTGTTGAAGGCCAATAAGCACCTCCTGCGGTCGATGAAGCTGATTCAAGAGCTGATCCAATCTCAGTTCGTCCGGACCAAGACCCGCTAGCGTGCAAAGTCCCTTGGTCCCCATTCAGCAGATTAGTTCTCTGGTGCCCTCCGGGTGTGGTTGCGAAAATCAGCCCCTTAGCCAGAGAATGATTCTGGTCATACCTCGGAAAAGACGGACTATGAGGCTTTATTATCAAACTCATGACTATTGAATTTCAAAAGGCATCGGCGTGATTATAAAACCGTTTAAATTATCTGTGGCTACAAGGTTATCAGCCGTTTGGTTGAAGAAAATTGGCATCACGTTATCCACATCCAAATTATCAATAAACCCCTGAGCTACCATCTTTACACCAGTGGCAGCCTCATCCACAATAATTGATCCGATATACATCAGATTTTTCAATTTATCCTCCGCGCTGACAGCAATATCGCCTGTCCCGTCATCGTTGTCTGGGTGGGTTCCATCAGAAGTCTTGAGGTAAATCTCCACGCTCTCTCCAACGACAGGAGCAGTTGCGAACTGAACAAATGCTCTCCACATATACCGATTGGCTTTATCTGCTGTCCCGAAACTTTTAATTGCACCTTGCCTGCCAGCACCCGCCGCTAAGTTATTAAGGGTCATAGCTAAGTCACCAGTGCTATCTGTCCACGCAACCGGGGTTCCAGTAGTCCCAAGTATTAAATTTGCCATTAGCTATTTACCTCAGATTCAAAACTAGAGAGATCAGAATCTTTTATAACTGAGTTCAATGCGATTCTCCGTGCCTTTTCCGCTAAATAATTCTCTTTAAATTTGGCTTTGATTTCAAGTTTCGTATCGTTTACGTGAAATCTCCCGGAGATGGTTTGAGCAGTATCCACATTACCATCAACCATTCTTTTTAACGTCACGTAACGCCTGGCCCCGGCGGTGTGATGACTATCAACTGTCCATATAACTGCCATTACAGCTCCTCCATTATTAACTAATAGTTGCCGTCTAACCGCTCAAAAACTTTTTTAATCCCAGCCATAGCTTGATCTAGTCTTGACTTCTTCCTGATATATTCTTTTTCAGACATATTGTGCTTTGTGATCGAGACACTCAGCCTTGAAATCTCCCCGTCCATCTTTGCCTTGAGCTGTTCGTTTGCTTCTTTCATGTCCAAAGCAATCTTTTGATCTGCATGGAGTTTCTTGTCGTATTCCCAGCAGTTGCTTTCAAAATCTTTTTCTCGGATAGTCAGCCTGCCCTGAAGCATCTTAAGATGCGAGTAAGACTTCGCCCTATCTTTTGCATCGCTGATAATACTCATCTGAAGCTCGTCTCGTTCTTTAGACAAGATCCGCTCGCGCTTGCTAAGATCAGTAATCCGTGCTTTTGTTTCTTTTGCGACAGCCTCATTATGGGTCTGTATGTCAAGCATTTCTTTTAAGGCTTTTCTAACCGCCTTATCTCCGCCACCAAGAGCAGAGAGCAACCGTGTACCCTCGACTATCGCTTCAGAAGATGGGCGGATCAGTGTCTTTAAACTTCCGGTAGTACTCAACATAATACAGTCCTCTCCTTTTTATACTCGCTCAATTGTTGCGACCTTTTCACCGGCTTGCAATCGAAAATATTCAGGGTTATTCGCGCCGATAAACCTGCCATCCGTGCCATCGCTTAGTGCCGTTGGATCCGACCCCCATGTCACAAAGCAGTCAACGTCAGCATACATTCGGACAACACGGTAGTTGTTTGATCCGACAATCACATTAGACTGGACTGACGAGTTGCTGATATTAACAACTTCCTCTTGCAATACATCCCCCGCCGCAGTAGAACTCGCGTTGCTGAAAACACTTAATTGAAGGCTAGCCATCGCCTATCTCCTTTTCACTTTTAAAATATTTTTCCATGTCGCCATTATATAGTTGCGGAGGCATAGCCCGCCTCTGGAACTCCTGCGGTTGATCTCCCAGCATCCCGTATCTTTTGCTGTACGTCACCATGATTCCACCAAAGCTGATGGCGTGCTCAGGGAACCCAAATAATCTTGACTCGTCAGGGATCATCGTTTTTATCCCCATGCCTTTGGCAAATCCCACTAGGTACTCTAAATTAGGACGCTGGTAAAACCATTCCTGATCGTCTTTTAGATCAACGCCCCAGATCCCGATAGTGTTCTCTGGATCTCCCTTCTTTTTAATCTCAAGAATCGCAAGTGCAACCATATAAGAGATAGAAGATGTGAAGTAATCACCAACCATAGGAATAATTTCATCGTAAGGATAAACATCAACCCCCTCCAAGGGTTCCTGCATATACAGTTTTTTACTCGGGTCTTTTGCAAGCCCGAGTAAACGTGACCCGTAATCTGTCGAACGGTTCTTGGTGCTATAAATTTTCTCACCGTCCCAGAATTCTTTTAATATGAAAGCATTCTGGAGGTTCAATAAAACTTGAGAGTGCATCTCAAATAAACGAGTATATTCCTCCCATCTCTGACACCACGGGAGTCCCCATTTCTCCCAGGATTTGTCTTCCCAAGGGGCTTTACTCTGCGATGGCCCAAAACCAAGAATTGCGATCTTCATATTACCCGGCTGGAGCCGGTTGACCCTCCTCAACTAAATTAGCTTTCTTCAATGCTCCTGCGCCCTTGTCTATCACGTTAGCCATCTGTTCCGCCTGAAGCATCTCCTGTTGCGCGGCTTCGGCTTCCTGTTCTGCTTGTACTTTTTCTTGTATGAATTCTGGTGAATTGATGATCTCATGCGGCAAGCCAAGCGCGTCGTGAGAGAATCTACCCAAAGCATCCCCGTTCACCAGATGTTTCATCTCTGGTAGAACTGCTGACATCTCAAAAATACCTCTTGCCCACTCTTGACCAGCGGCGGCCTCAACCTGCTTCCTGATCTTTGTCACAGGAAGCTCAAACTCAAATTTAATATTCTGTCCTTGAAGAACCTCCGGCACGGGGAGAAATGCGCCAGCTCTTAACATTATATTGAACGACCTCTCCGCAATAGGCTGGTTGTAATCGGCCTCTAGTCGCCCGAAAACCGCGCCTACCTCACGGATGAACTCGTCCTTACGCTGTATGATTTCGGTAGCCGTCATTTGCGGCCCGTCAACCGGGAGGTTCAATATGTTTTTAAAGAATGCCGCCAGGATCATCTCTCTCGTGTCCTGTTGCATATCTCTTGTCAGAGGCAGATTGGCCCCTGACGCTAATGGGAAGAATGGGTTGCCTCCAACCAAAGCGGCTGTCTCAGGGTCATAATATGATATCCCGCCAGGGAACGTATTCAACGCCTCAAACGAACCATCGCCCGGAGCCATAATAGGCGGGTCGGTATTTCTTTGTCCTGCCACTAGCATTGTTTCTTGCATGGCCTGAGATGTGTTCACATCAGGCAACGCCACCATCCCTGGGCTACGACCGTAATCTTCGCCGGAGGATGTGTCCCACCGAGGAGCTATAAACGGCATCTCCATGTGGCCGCCCTCTTCGATGATATGCTTCTCGCGTTTATCAATCCAGAGATCAGCCCAAGGCATATTTTTACGGAAGACACCCCCAATAAGATTCATCTGATTTCTCGGCAGGGTGGCGTGTAACACTTCTATCTTTTCATCTAGCTTGCCAGCATCAATCAGTTCCCTTGTTTTCTTTGACAGATTTTCTTTTCCAAATCGGTCTATGGCTTGCCAAATTCGGTATGTTTTAGTGCGGAACATGCCATGAAGATTGCCCTCGTCATCCCACAACGGATAAGAGTTTCCTAGCCAGAGCGACTGATAGATAAGATGATTCCCGGTACGGCTCAAGCCCATTGACATCACGCCTGTTCCTAGCGCTACAAGGTCGTCATCGACCTCTCCTGCGGCCTGCCTTAACCGAGCTTTCGGGTTTCTGATTCCAGCGTCAAGACGCTCTGTAGTATCAGCCAGCCAAAAGGCGGCTTGCTCGTCATTCGCAAGACTGTCGTCTTCCATCTGTACCTTGGCGAAGACCGCCCCTTCAGGGCGTATCATTGAGCCAAGTGTATTTGCTAGGCTACGCTTGCCCTGCATTCCGGTTCCGTCAAATATTTCGTCATTCCGACGATCTCCATCTTCAGGATCAGACGTGAACCCTTGTCTGCGTGGGCTGAGAACCCGTGTAATATCCTCAAGATGGGAATCAAGCTCCATTCGGCCTGACTTAGCCGAATCAAACCGCTTACATATTTTTGATATCCGATCTTTATCGTCTTCTGGCATATCTTATCCTAAGAGTTTAGAACTTGACGTGACGCCTGCTGATGTACCAAGTGCCGACCGAGCCGACGCTTTCGCTGATGCGGTGGCACGGCGACGTTTGATGGTGTTGATGTCCGTGTTTAAAATTTCCCCCGTCACAGCTGGCGTCTCCGTAGGGCCGGATGCTATTACCGGCGCAGGAGTGTCCTTATTTCTTTTGCCACTTCCAAATGGATTTTTACCTTGAAAAAGCTTAATAGGAGCAGTAAAACCCTTCTTTGCGATAGATAAGGCCGATTTTCCTGGGAATATACTCATATCTTTATCCTAATAGTTTAGCTCGACCAGATTCAGTGGCCTCAGATGTGCCAAGGTCTAAATCCCCACGACTACCTGTAAGAATAGTAGCTGCAAGTCCACGCTTCTGCGCTTGTATCCTGCGAGCCTTCTCTCTAGCCGCCTGCGCAATAGCAGGGTCATCCCGAGTTGGTGTCGGCGGTGGAGCTGGTGGCAACTCCGGCCTTTTAGGTGATGAAAACAAAGACGATCCAGGGAATATGCTCATAATTACGTCCTTAAATTAGTAGACCAGAGGAGCATAACACAGTATGTCAACAAAAAGATACACTTTTTTTCACGGTGTATCTTTTTTTGTTATATGCTTATATAGGCTCCACGGGGTGATAAATAATCCTGTGATACCAAGAATGGATTGAGCTAACCCAACGCAGTTATTTATAAGGAACGGGAACCTGAATAACGAGCGCACTTTAGTATCTAATCTTTTTTGGACAGTGGTTACAACCGTGAACCCGTAACTTTCATAATATTCCTTCATGTCCTCGCATTTCGGAGCCATAGTCCTGACCTCCGGCTTACCTCCAAGATAATCAAGTTCAATCCACACGTCATCCGACTGCAAGCAGACGAGAACGTGCTTGAAGCCTTTTTTCAGCGTCCAGCTAAAGACGTGCGAACTGTCTTTGTCGTGAAAAATAACAAGGGCAATCACGGCGACACCAGCATTGCTTCTCGCTTCATCTTAGCGACATCTTTAATCGCGCCGATAGTCAAGAGTCTTTGTCTATTATCGACACGAGCTTTTTTTAGCTGTTCATGCGTTATCGTGCCGAACGTCCAGCCCTCTGACACAATAATACTCCAAGGGCAAGTGCATTGCCCAAAATCTACCAGACATCTATAACATACCGTAGGATCACATGAGCATTTGTCCTTTGGAATATCGCATTTCCTGCATACAAGCATTAAAGCCATCATCTCCCCCATAATTTGTGAGGATTATATCGGTTATTTTGCATAGACGGACGCTCCGGCTCCTGTGGTTTAGAAGCATTTACGAGTTGAGCCTTCTTGCGGTCATCAAGGTATCTATTTAACGATACCCAATTCCAACCATTCTCGATTTCTTGTGCATTAGGTTCAACCCAATGTGTTGGGTGCTTGTCTTTCTCTCCATCTTTTTTGTTGCGCTTTTCTGGTTGGCGCATGTTTTCGTGCATCCTTTCTTTTTCTGGCACGCACCCGATCTGGGTCTGCGATCAAGGCTTTAGCTTCGCCATCTGCTCTGCATCGCTTGCATAGCCGGCCTCCGTTTTTCCTTATATACAGGTTTGCCCCTGAATATGGGTGTCCTTTTGGGCAATGGGTCTTCATCCTCTGTCGTCTGGCGGTCACTTCCCCGCTAATGCCTCTCCTTACGTTTTCACGGCGCGTCACAGGCTCAAGATGATCTGGATTTACACAACAACGGACACGACATAGATGATCGAGTTCTAGGCCGATTGGGATTGGGCCTTTATGGTATGTATAGGAAAACCTATGCGCTGACATGTGCTTTTTGTTGCCTACGCCAAAACTTCCATAACCACCATTATTACAACTTGCCGTCCATATCCAGCATCCGCTATTAGGCTCGGGGATATACTTATCTTCAAATCTGTCAATAAGATCCATTATGATTGTCTTTCGTCAGTCGTTACAGAGGTATCCGTTAAAAATCGTCGTTAAGGGCTTCTCTTTCTTCTTCGTCTATTTCTCTTAACCATTCATCAATAATCCGGATAGGCTCTTTCTCTTGAAATTTAGTACCACCGCACCCTTTCCCATCTCTACATTGTCCTGTGCAATTGCAAGTAGCCATTATGTCTTCCGCCATCGTTTAGAAATATTATACTGACTATTTGCGCGGC